TCATTTTAAATTCTCTACTTTTCTTAAGTGGGACGTATTTGGGACACAAGTGCCAAAAATACTGTCTATTTGCTTTGCATGTTCAGTTAAATGATTAGGAGCTAGGTGAGCATACCTTCTAACCATATCAACTGATTCCCATCCGCCCATTTCTTGTAATACTGAAAGCGGAACTCCGGACTGAATTAACCAGCTCGCCCATGTGTGGCGCAGATCATGAAAGCGGAAGTTTTCTATTCCAGCTCTTTTTAGTGCCGTCCTCCATGCCGTGTTAGAATCAACTCGCATTTTTCTAACACTTGGCGTTAATGTTCCATCTGGTCTTTTCTTTGATTCAGTGTGAACAAATACCCATTTGTGATGGTTTCCTATTTGCTCCTTAAGAACCTGACAAGCAGTGTCATTTAAAGCAACACCAATTGCTTGACCTGATTTGCTATCCTCTGGGTTTATCCATGCAACTTTCCTTTGCATATCAATTTGACTCCACTCTAAATTGATAATATTGGATCGCCTTAATCCAGTGGACAATGCAAATGTAACTACGGATTTCAGTGGTTCAGGGCATTCTTGAATCAGTCTTTTAGCTTCATGATGCTCTAACCACCGTACCCGCTTTTCTCTGATTGTTGGAACTTTGATAACGGGAGATTTTTCTAACCATTTCCAGTCACGCTCAGCGGCTCTTAACAGAGATTTCATGATGGCGAGATGTTTTGCTTTGGTTGCATTACTGACAGGGACATCAGTAAATGCGGGGATTTCCTTTCCCTTTCTTTTAGCTGAGCCCGCTTGTTTCTCCCATCTTTCTCTTGCTTTTCTGTTTACCATCTTATTGATAACGGAATATATTTTTGCTTCTGTAATATCCTTAAGTCGATATCCTTCAAAGTGGTCTAACCAAAAAGAAAGCCGACCTTTATCATCATCCAGTGATTTTTTGTCTGCTTTCTCTTCTATCCATCTCACAACAGCTTCTTCAAAAGTAACATCAGGAAAGTCACCAAGTCGCCCTATGCGCCATAGCTCGACCTTTCTTGTGTCGTGCAACTCCTGCGCGAGCTTCTTGTCCTCTGTGCCAAGAGATTCCTTGATTCTTTTACCGCTTGGCGTCGTGTAGTTTCCGTACCATATTTTACCTCTTCTGAATAAAGACATGATTTTCCCTCTCGTGTCTCACCAGCGTTCACTGGTATATTGTGAATTGATTTATTAGCTGCCGCAATACACGCAGCTCTCGTAAATAGATATGGTGAGTTTTTCTTTGATGGATCCTTTCTTGTGTATGCAATCAATCCTAGTTTGCACCATCGAGAAAGCGTGTCTTCTGATATACCAATAAATTCCGCAGCTTCTTTTCTAGGTATAGTTATTCCTTCCATTTTACCCTCCTATCCATTCTTCCTTTTATACTGTTCATGATCATCACCACAATCTTTACTGCAGTATGCGCTATTAGGTGCGACCGGTTCTTCGTGACACCAGATACACATGCCGTTATATGATTTAATTGCTACCTTGCGATTTGACAATGACACTTGAATATATAGTTCGTTTATTTCATTTGCTGAGTCGATAATGTCCATAATTCACCTATATTAACCGAATACTTTCTTCTGCTTGGTCGCCATATACATCCCAATTACCATATTTCTCACGAGCGAATAATTCGAGTCGAGGAACGTCTCCGTATAATTCCTCCAAACGATGATGTACCTCTTTTGGCTTTTCGCTGTGTTCACCTAAGCACGAGTAAATAATTTGTCTCACGCTTGCAGATTGACGAGGTAATCCATTTCCTCGAGTGGCTATTAAACACATTTCGACATTTTGACGGGTGTAATTACCGCAATTAATCTTTGTCTCATTGTTTAATATTTCCATAAAGTCAAAGAAATCTTCTGGCGGTTTTTTATTTATTCTATCTCCTGCATTTTTATTTAATTTAACCCATGCGAATCCGAACATGTTTTTAACTTTAAAATCCCATGCTTCGGCTAATTTAATAGCTTCGAGTGCAAAGTTACCTGTGTACCACATACAGAGTACAGCGTTATTAGAGGAGTGTTTTTCTATTGGTAATTGGGAGAGGGAATATAAGTCGGTAGTGTTGTAATGATTATCTGCTGCGCCATTTGAAGATTTGTTATTGTAAGACCATGGCGGGTCAGCGAGAATCAAGTCATACTTTTTCATTCTCCGCATCCTTCATACACAAGAAAATAATCATTGCAGCTTTTAATGGATTGCTAACGCTGCACTCTATATTTCCGTCATTAGTTGCAAACTGGAACTTCCTATCTTGATATACAAGACTAATTCCATATGCATTGATAATTACCCACGCATTATTTACTGTGCAGCAAAAATCCAACTCACACCCTTTTTGGCTTATTATTTCTCCGTAATTATGGTTTGAGGGAACATTCCAAATCAACTTACCTACATCGCTCGCAATAAATAAATGTGGTAGCAAACCTAACGCTTCAGCAACCTTTTTATTAATCTCGAAGTCAGATAGTTCGGTGTATTTATTCATTGATTAACTCCAGCATTTTCTCATTGTACCAATCTCGGTTGTCCCACCAATCGTGCACTAAGTAAGGCGCGTAAAGTTCTTCTCGAACCAATTCAATAACCCCAATTTTCTCATACCCCTTAACTTTAACCTTATCGCCGACTTTAAATTTCATCGCCATACCTCTCCACAAACTATTTCAACATCCCGCACCTGCATTATTTGCATAGCACGACTCTCGCATTCTTGCTGTGTGTATATTTGCTCAGTTACAGGCACAGCAGACCCTGTATTAGCACTAGTAATACATATCCGATTATTTGCATGGTTATTCTTCGTTTATTTTAATGCCTGAGACAATACCAACAATTGAATCAGTAATTGATATGTCATAACCATCATTCAGTATTATATCTGCCATAGTATCTAAATTACCGGCATAGTCTTCGCCATTGATATTGCAATCATATTGATGGAGTATTGCGTACAATGTTTTCTCAATTGCATGATTAACCATTCCCTTAATTATCATATTTCCGTCATTTCGCATTACGCCGCTAATAATTAAATCATGAGATTTTTTCTCAACAATTTTTAGTAGGTTTGATATTTTAATTGCCGCTTGCTCATCTTTTGCATTTTTCAGAAAAGAACCATCAGGGAAACCGTTATCATATGTTATTGGTATTTTATTCATTTTTTATTTTCACTCCCAATCTTCTTTAATTAATTGCTTACCTTTATCAGTTAATTCGAGATTTCGACCAGTATCAATTCCGTAGCCTAAATCCTCTAAAAATTCGCAAGCATTCTCGCCAGCCGACATAAATAAATGGTCATCATTTGCATATTGCCGGAAAACTAAAATTAAATGTCTGATTGCTTGGTCGCGTTCTTTTTCCAAACTCTCGCGTGATGCTTGCCAGCTAATCCACATTAAATCTACATATTGGTCAGCGTAATTTAATCCGTTATTTGCACGTTTAAGTTTTGATTCAAATTCTGACGGGTCGCTAAGTTGCTTTATTGCCTCTTCAAACTGCTGTCTTGATTTATCCATCACTCCACCTTTTTAATATTTTCGATTGCCAATTCCATTTTATGACGTGCTGATGAATTAGAAGAATGAACAATAATTTCAGGTGCTTTAAATCCATTTAAATAAACTTGTTCTTCTATCCACAATAAAACGTCATAGCCTGTACCTCGTTCATCATCACCTAAATCATGGTCTAGGCTGATTAACTCAACCTCGCCAGTCTCCAGTAATTTAATCGCTTCATCAGGCCAGTAAGCGCGAACAAATCCATCTGGCGTTTGGCGCTCGTCGTCGAGATAGACTTTCATATTCATTCCTCTTTATTGCATCCCTGCGAGTTAAATTAAGCTGTCCGTAGCTTTCATGGTTATATCCTTTGGTTAAACGGGTAGGGTGGTTAGAAGGGTATTTCTTGGTCATCCCAATCTTGAGGCGGCTCACTTTGTGGCGCTTGATTACTCGATGCTTGTTTTGGCGCTTGCGGTTGCTGTGGTTGGCCCCATCCTTGATTCTGCTGTGGCTTCTAGCTTCCTGCCTGATTACCACCGTTACCACCTAACATCTGCATTGTTCCGCCGACATTAACTACCACTTCCGTTGTGTATCGGTCTTGTCCGTTCTGGTCTGTCCATTTTCTGGTTTGCAGAGAACCTTCTATGTATACCTGACTTCCTTTTCTCAGATATTCACCTGCAATTTCTGCTAATTTGCCGAAGATGCACACTCGATGCCACTCAACCCGATCCTTCATTTCACCAGTCTGCTTATCACGCCACGATTCCGATGTGGCTAGTGTGAGATTAGCGACTGCGCCACCTGATGGCATATAACGGATTTCTGGATCCTGCCCCAAGTGACCAATGAGAATACATTTATTCACGCCTTTACTTGCCATATACACTCCATTGATTGCCAAATTGAATGCCTAACTTGTTTAATCCCTGATCCATTACTTCGATAAACTCAGGTACTAACTCGTCAAATTCTTTCATCATTTTTTCGTCACGCTCAACAGGGAAATATGCGATTTCTTTCCCTGCCGGCATGCGTGGGTCAAAATTTGCAAAGTGCCAGATATCCTTACCTGTAACCCACATGGAATATTGAACTTGAGCCACATATTCCTTTTTCATTGCATCGATTCCGTTCAATGCTAAGTCGATAAATACGTCCGTGTTATTAGGACATTTAAGCTCTAATCCTGAGCCATCACTGCAAATGCCGTCTGGTGAGCAAGCTATCCGTAGTTGCTCATCTTTGAATATTATTGGCACTTCCTTTGCCGTTAATCCGGTGTAAAACTCGAATGTCATCCTTGCTTCTAATTCGTAGTTTTTACCCCATTCCAGCGTCCTTGCTGATACCTCCTTGTAAACTCCCGTGCAGACTTCACCAATAAGGGTGTTTAAATATGTTTTCTTTGTGTCTGTCCATTTTGTTCCTGATCTTGGCTTAGAGATAACTTTCCATGCCTCAGAGGCGGTTACTACGCCGAGCCTTGCTTGTAACCAGATATCGCTACCTTGTTCAATGTTGGATATTGGTCCAAATATATCCTCGAACGCACTTTCCCATGATCTACTCATATTTTGGAACCTTCCTACAGCCATTTCTTGGTGGTACTTTTTTTCCTCTATTTATATATCCGTTACACCATTTATAAATAGTTGCTGGCTTCACCTTGAAATGATTGGATGCTGAATAGCAGCTATCGAACACCAAATCGCCAATATGCCAGTAGAATGAGTTAGACCTATTCATTGCTTGCTCTGATACGGTAGCCCATCTGCAATTTTCTTTAGAGTAAGGGCCATTGTTATCTATTCTGTCTAGTTGGTGATTTCTTGATGGTGGGTTACCCATGTCATTAAAAAAAGCTTTGAAATCAAGCCATTCTTTGCTTATTCCTCTGGCATGGTATTTTTCATAGTCTTTATTATTTTTGTTTGTGCATCTGTTTTTCATTCCTACCCATATTTTGTATATCCTCGTATTTCTATATCCATGGGTTTTGTTTCTTCCGACTAAGCATCCGCAGCTCTTAATTCCAGATGACTTTAGTGAGTTAGCCGCTCTTAAGCAGGTGTTTCCGCACTTACATGAGCAAATGTAAACCCGCCTGCCATCTTTCATATGGGAGAATTTACACACTGTTAGGAGTCCAAATATTTCTCCTTCTTGTAATTGCTTTGCATACATAGAGTCACCTTTATTTGCTTAGAATGATGTCATTACTAATCATTTCCCTTCTGCCTTTTTCCTTAGCATGTCGATAATGGTATTGGCTTCAAATGCGGTTAATTGCTCTGGATGGGATATTTGATGGTTGAATTTTTTACTAATGAATGTGAAGAATGCGTCACTCCATTCGCCATTAACTTTAAGCATCAAGTCCGTGATAGCCTTTAATTGATCTTCACTTGCTGGCGTTATGTCCCTTGGTTCTTGTTGCTCGTTCCCAAAATCAATACCTTCTCCAGCCTCAGTATTAACATAGTCAATAGCCTTATCTAAACGTTCTCTTCGAGGCCAGTATTTGGCTGCTTGTTTCACTACTGTTTTTAGAATCATCTGCTCTTCGTCAGTTACCCAAGGACACGATTTTTTCTTTGATATCCAAGCTTTCCATGCTGTTGAGCGGTCACGTATTGCGTAAATATCAGCAATAGCCATTGTGTGAGTTAGATAGTCTCCATCTTCTGTTTTTACTACTGCGTAAGCGCCAACAATCTCACCTCTCTGCTCCTGAGTAGCAAAGGCGTTGTATTCGTGGCGAGGTGCGGTATCTATTGATGTAAGTTGGAAATTATCATTTTGTCGAACAATGCTTGATTGACACCACTTAATAGCCTGTGATTGTTGAGCAATATGCATCAATCCCATGTAACTGATATCGAGACATACTTTCTTGTCTCTAGGAACTAGGTAAGCCAACTTTTGCGCTGGGTTTAAACTAATTCCGATAGCTGAGACATTCATGATCGCACTACGAACTGACACAAGATTATTAACTGCAACATTTGCCAGATAATCATTGTTCGCGAATATTTGCATGGCAAATTCAGATTCCCTTTTGAATGCAATGCTTGGCTCGCTACACACTTGTTCGAACTCATTTTTAAGAGGATTTACAACCTCATATATTTTTTGAACTGCATTTGTCACGACATCCTCCTACGTTCCTGATAGCTCTTTAACTCCTTATAAAGACCATCAATTGTCATATCGAAAACGCTGTCACTCCATTGACTGGTAATATCCTTTGGTAATCCATCAACCACATTAAATGCGACATTACTTAATTCAGCGTCCTTTGCATCAATCCATGATGCTTCTTCTTGTTTGCGTTCTTCCCTTGCGTCAAGTTCATGGTAAGGATTCACGCAACCCTCCTTAGCAGAGCCAGCTTAGAAATAGGGGCATCCATGCTTGCTTCATTGACAATCCTGTCAATCTCTTCCTTGTCGAACTGCATAATCCATTGCAGAGCTTCCACTGGGTCAATTTCCGTTAATTTAGCCAACTCAGCGAAACTTCCTGTCTCAATGCTAAGTTTGCTACTTTCGTCAAATTCCATGACTGTTTTGCCGTCTACTACCCGAGTTCCGTTCGAGTAGCTGTATGAAATTTGCATAATCACCTCAACTTACAAATGTCGGTATTACGCCGACTGTTATCACAATGACCACAGCTAAACTGAATAACCATGGGCTTGTACGTTTATTTTTACGTGCTTGAGGCGTAGTGATACGCACCGCCATGCAATCACGCATAGCGCTGTAATAGTTAGTTTTCATTGTTACCTCGCTAGGTGAGCGATAGGGTGGTTATCTGGTGTTGGTGCGGTGGGTATTAGTAGTTCATTGTCATGTGGGGGATTTTATTACTAGCAACTAACTTAATAAATTCAGTCGCTAATTTTTCATCAAACCCGTGACTTGCCAAGGCTTGTAAGGTTTCTTGGTTATACTTGCGACGATGTTCCTTATCAGCCTGACGTTTAGCTTCCTCCTGACGCTTACGTTCTTCTTCTGCTAATCGCGCTTGTTCTGCTTCCTGTGCTTTCTTGCGTTCGGCTTCGATAGCTAATTGTTTCTCACGTTCGGCTCGCTCCTGAGCTTCTTTAGCATCACGTTCAGCCTTTTCCTTAGCTTCTTTTGCTGCTTGCTCTGCACGTTGAATTGCTTCCTGCTTTTCACGCTCTGCACGTTCAGCGGCTTCTTTTGCTTCACGCTCACGCCGTGCTGCCGCTTCAATTTCTTGCTGTGCTTTGCGCTCAGCTTCAAGTCTTGCCTGTTCCGCAGCTTGTCGCTTCATTTCTTCTTCACGAGCAATGCGTTTGCGTTCTTCTTCAGCTTTGCTTAAATCAAACAGCTCGTTCATTTGCAGAGCTTCTTCATGATCAACTTCGATTTGCTTCTTAAGCGCTTCGGCTTCTTCGCGAGCTTTTTCTTGTGCTTCCCACTCTGTTAGTGGCTTGCGAATTTCTGTGCTCAATGCATCTAATTCGTCACGAAATATCTTACGGCTAGCATCAACTTTTTTAGGTAGCTCTTTTAGCTTATCGACAACTGCTTTACCTTCCTTGTCGATATACGTTTTTGTTTGAGCAACTTTGTACGCCAGAGATGCAAAAGCCTTTCGGTTTTTAGCTACTGAGAAATCACTGTCGAGTTCTTTACGCTCTTCTTCTGCAAGAGATTTAATGTGCTCCAGCATCTGATTTACTTTTTCTGGTGCCGTAAACAAATCTAGCGCCGTAGCTTGTTCAATTACGACTAATTCATTTGCCATTCCTATGTTCCTTATGTGCGTATTCCTCACTATTAATAGCGATATGAATGATTAAGTGGTGGGTTACTACTGACCGAGGGCTTTAGAGTTTTGCTACAACTTCGTCATAATTAACTTCAAAGTATTCGCAGGTTTCTTTCAAGTCGTTAAAGTTAATTGCGTGATTTAAGGCGCTAACTTCATCCTGAGTTAATTGTTCATCTCGGTAGTCATTAAATCCAACCGATAACAACTTACCGCCTAATATCTCCGTTCCTGCGTTTACAGACGGCTCCTTGCCATCTTCATACTCAACTACGAATGTCATTTTTCCCATGTCATACCCCCTCCGTTATTAACTAAAGCAACAGTTTCCAAAATGGAAAAAGTTGCTCTATCTCCTATCTATTAATCACCAAGCCATTCAAGGTATTGCATCTCTTGAATAACTTGCTCGTCTGTTGGCTCTCTGTTCTCTTTATTGCATTCCTTGCAGTTAGTTGCCGCTACAGGTTGACCCATGCATCCACATTCACGACCAGAGCAACAGGTGATAAACTCAATGCCGTCTTGGCAATATTTATTGCTACACTTCATTGCGGCTCCTATCTATTAATCAACTCACCACAGCCCACAGAATGGACTGTAATTAGTTAACTGTGCCCGTTTATTTATCCACTTAGGGCGTCAGTGGTTTCTCTAGTCCCCACCAAAGAAATTGGTTACAATGTGTTCACCCCACCAATGAAAAAGGAAAACAACATGCACGTTCTATCTGAGAGGCAAGAAATGATTATTCAAGCATTAAATAATAGAGAATTCTTAATGAAACCAATAAATCAGGATAAATTTAACGAGTTACTGGAAGAATTCGGAGAAGACCAACTAGCAAGAGAGTTGGACTACTTGCAAAAAAGAGGGTTAGTACAAGACGGTGCTGTGAGAATCGGCGTTGTCGATGATGAACCCTATTCTTTTAATATTCACAAAATGGGGTTAACCGCTGATGGTGTTGACTGCGCTAATGCCGACACTCTTGGTAACAAATTAAACGTTGTGAACATAAAAATTCACGAAAGCACCATTAACAATTTAGAAGCAATGATCAGAGCCGTTAACCTACCTGATGAAGATAAAAAAACTCTTCTCGATATGGTAAAGGAAAAGGGCGCTGAAGCTGTTGTTAGTAGAATGGTTGATTATGCATTTGCTAACGCGAGCATTGCTACTAAGTTATTCCTTGAAGCTACCAAAACAAAACTTGGATTTCATGACTAAGCCCATCCGTGGGCTTTATCTCGCCGTAACCCCGAACTCACTGCTCGGCTGTTTTTTCAGTTTTAATGTTTTGCGTGTATCTGGTGCTGATTTTTCTGGGAAATTTAACCAAGCAAACTCACCGTGTAATTGTTTTGCTGCTTCGTCGTATGCTTTGGCGGCTTCAATTTTGTTAGCATATAAACCTAAGTGAGTAACTTTACTGTTACAGCAAATTTGCGCTTGCCATTTTCTTACGGACTTCATCCAACTAACGCCTTTATAGCCGCTTTTGTTGTTGGCTCTGATTCCTTGGTTGTGCTGGTTTTGGTTGTGAGTGCAAATTCGCAAATTTTCAATTCTGTTATTTAACTTGTCGCCGTCGATATGATCGATGTGCATATTAGGGCAATTACCGTGAACTACCGCCCATATTGCCCTATGCTCTATTGCTTGACCTACCATTGACACATTTACTCGCCTGTATCCCCTGTGGTCTATAAAGCAGGATAATGGCTCGCCTGTTTTCTCTTTTACTAGGCATCCTTTTTCACTGTCATAACAAATGCCTTTAAAATTTGATTTAACGTATTTGTCGCTGAATCTCATTTGAAATACACCTCTCATATTTATAAGGAATATTTCTTATGAAATTGCATCTCATTGCCGTTCTTACCTGAACCCGCCGAGTGCCCGACGCATGGTTTAAAGTCGCGCCGTTCGACTATCTTTTATCTCTGGTTGCCCTTCGATGATTAAAATATACCTACAGGTAATTTAAAAGTAAATACCCAAAGGTAAACAATTTAACGCAAAAAGTTTACCTGATTGTTTTTTCAGATAATTTATTTTCAAAAAAATCTCAGATTGGAATGTAGGTCACTTATTTCGAGGGGAGAGGGCACAAAAAAGCCCTCGCGTGGAGGGCTGGGAGATTATCTTCTTTTAGGTTTTGTTCTATGCTTGCTTGTTTTTTTTCTAACTTCTGATCTGGCTACTTTATCTTCCCACCAATCTGGCATGGGCTCTGGGGTTACTTGTAGTATGTCTGCAATTGCAGAAATTAAACTATAAGATTGAATCCCATCTATATGTTCAGATAGAGTTGGTGATACATCTTGCCTTAATGGGTCTAAGATGAAGTCTATTCCTTTTGTTCTTGCGTGTTTAGCTGCCGGGACAAAATCTGAGTCACCAGCCACCAAAACCATTACATCTACTAATTTTTCATATGCAAGCATGGTTATATCCATGCCTAGCTTAATGTCTACAGCTTTTTGTTTTATGTCGTAATGAAAATCATCATTGGTCAGTTGTTCCCATTTTTTCCGGCCAGCAAGAAGATCTTTGAGCGTGTGTTCATTTATTTGCCAACGCTTACTATCAACTAGTGTTCCCATTCTAAGGGCTGTTTTTCTGCTTTTCCTTAACTCTTCATGGAGTTCTGTTCTTAGAATATAAGATGGCTCTAGTTTAAAATTTTTCCTTGGTGGCGACGTGTGCCCTTTTTCGGCTGGCAACGGGTACCTTGTTTGTATATCAAGAGGTGGGCAATCGTAGAAATAAATTCGGTATAATTCCAGTGGAGATCTATGCTCATGAGAGCCATGTCTTTTGTTCAAGTGATACTGAACAAGCCCCCATATTAATTTCATTAGATGAGATGCATTTAAATCATGACCTTTAAAATGCTTACGCCTTACAGCGTTAACTCGTGAGATAAAGAATCCTGCATCAATAAGAATAGCTGTCTTTTTCATAATCAAATAAAAAACGCCCAGAGCCGTTATGTAGATATTAACTATTGTCTACGAACGGGGCTGGGCTTGACGTCCTTAGACTATTCCAGTTGCCAACCCAATGTCAACAACTTTTTTAATTATTTTATATCAGACTTAGATGCCACACCCTAAAACGTGTCGTCAGGCATTATAGCCACGCTATACTCACAGCGATATAAAGTACAAATACCCAGAATGCACCTTTTACCAATAGGTAAATTAGATTCCAGATTGCGGTATCTAAATTCACTAAAGCCTGAAAAAAATCATTTATATGTTTCATTAAAACGTGTCGTCAGGCCATTGGGTTAGCCGTGGAACTTATAGGTAATAGACTGGCTAACTAGCACCTTAGCGCATATATAAAGCCCATTAATAGCATCTTCGTCTAGATACCAAGTTTCATATCTAGGGTTGTCAGATATAACTGCTAGGCGCTTGTACTGTTTCTGCAATCGCTTTATGTAGAGCTGGTTATCCAATACGAACACATAAATCCCGTCACCATCAAAAAAGTTTGTGGTTATATCTACGAATATCTGATCCCTAGGTTCGAACGTTTCAGCCATCGAATCACCTTTTACAGTGATCATCTTTATCGTATTTGAAGGTCTGCCACCGAATAATCTTTTGGCTTCATCCGCTGAATACTCAATAGCCGTGATAGTCTCTATAAAATCATCGATAACCATCACGCCAGCACCTGCGCTCGCTTCTACGTCTAGTATTTCAACCTTGAACTTATCATTATGTTGTGGTGGGGTAAATTCTGATTCTGTTATACCATCCATCCATCCAGAAGGGAGTCCCAATGCTTTCTGAATAGCTAAAACCATCTTATCCCCGATTCTCTTGTAACCAGCCTTTGTCGGTGGATACAGCATCCTAGATACATATGACTTATCCTTGCCTATAACACGAGAAAACTCTTCTTGCGTCTCATATCGGGAAACAAGTTCGGCTAGTTTTTGACGTCTTTTTTCATACAAATCATTTTCATCTTTCATAACTAAATCATCTATCAAAAATACCTTCTGGTAAATTGCCTATAGGTATTGATATTTAATTTACCTGCGGGTATATTTATTCTATGTTTAGGTAAACAAGGACAACAAATGGAACAATTACGGATATTCCTAAATTCCCTTTCTGTTTCTGAGCAAGAGATGTTTGCTAAAAAATGCGGAACTTCAATTGGTTACCTCAGAAAAGCTTTAGCAAAGGGCTCAAAACTAGGAGTTGCCTTATGTGTGGCAATTGAAGTTAACAGTAACTCAAAAGTAACCAGAAAAGACCTCTACCCAGATGATTGGGAAAAGAACTGGCCTGAACTGGCAGCTTAATAAAGATTAAAAACAAAGCAGTAACTGAACGGCACAGTATATTGTCGGCCCCGAGGATCTGCCAAAACGGATGGCTAAAAGTCGGATGAGGGAGAAAGAGACACTATCCCGACAATTATCAACAATCCGCTCATATGGAATGAGCCACGGATCATTACTGCTGTTCCCAATATGGGAAGTAATCTAAGAAGGAATTTAACAAATGGAATTATCAAACGAACGCAAATTTCGAGAAATCGAATCAAAAATCATGAAAGGGATACTTGTTACTGGCGCTAGAGAAGTAGCGAAAAGAACGGGTATTCACGAATCACAAATATCTCGCTGGCAATCTCAACAATCTAAAACGCAATTAAGCTTCATACAACGTTGTGCAAGGCTTTTAGTTGCTATTGGGTATGAGACACCAGATGACACAGTGATATTGCAAGGTGATGAGGCTAGGGCGTTAATTCAGATGCTTGAACATGTCAAAGCACCAAAAAGAAAAGCCCCAGCGGTAACTGAGGCTTCTCAACAAATGGACTTAATTTAACAACAACCCAATGAGGTAATTATGAATCAAATAACTACTTTAGTAAACAGTGGTGAATTAACCATGAGTAGTCGTGAAATTGCAGACCTTACAGGCAAGAGACACGACAATGTGATGGCTGATATCCGTAAGATGTTGGTTGAAATTCAATCTCCTGAAAAGTTAGGAGATTACATAGACACTAAAAACAGAACACAGCAAATGCTTCTGCTCAACAAAGAAGAATGTTTGTGTCTGATTTCTGGTTACAGCATCAAGTTAAGAATGGCAATCATTAAACGCTGGCAAGAACTTGAATCTCAAAAATCCCTCATACCTCAAACGCTGCCAGAAGCTTTACGACTCGCTGCTGACTTGGCAGAGCAAAAACAAATCGCAGAACAGAAATTAGCAATTGCAGCGCCTAAAGCTGAATTTGTTGATCGCTATGTTCAAGCTACTGGATTGCTGGGTTTTAGAGAGACAAGCAAATTACTAAAAGTAAAAGAGAACTTCTTTAGAGAATTTCTACTTTCAAAACGAATTATGTACAAGTTGGCTGGAAAATTAACACCTTATTCAGAACACCTTGACGCAGGGCGTTTTGATGTAAAAACAGGTGAGAATCAAATCAACGGTCACGCATACACACAAGTTAAATTTACGCCTAAAGGAATTCAGTGGATCGCTGGGTTACTGGCTAGAGAGCAATTGGAGGCAGCATGACAGATACAGCGGAGGTATTCCAGTTCCCTGCAATCAAGCAGGAGGAAAAGAGAGTGGCGAGCCTTGATGAAGGTTATTTTCGTCTAGCTACAAGCATAGGAAATTTAAAGCCTAAATTAAAAATGTCTGGACATGAGCACCAAGTGTTTGATGCTGTAATTATGTGTACGTTCGGATGGAATAAATCAGAAGATAAGGTAACGAACACGTACCTAGCAGAAATGACAGAGCTTGATGATTCAGATATCAATAAGGCGCTAAATAAGCTAGCTAATAGACGAATAATAAATTTAAGAAAATCAGGAGGTTTTAAAATTGTTAGCGTCAATAAAAACCTCAATGATTGGGTTCTAAATAGACAAAAAACATCAACTACTAAAACACCCAAAAAGTCGGGTAAAACCACCCATAATGTTGGGTGTTTTAACCTTTCAAGTTTGGAGATATCACCCAACACCAAAGACAGTCTTACCAAAGATAATAATATTAATAATTCTTCGTCCGAGAATTCTAACGAATCCTCTGACAGACCATCTGAAAAAGTTTTATCCGTTAAGCCTGATGCGGTTGTTAGTTCACCCAAAGGTAACAAATGGGGTAATGCTGATGACTTGAAAGCTGCTCAATGGATTTACTCGCAAGTCCTGATTGTAAGTCCTACGGCTAAAGAGCCTAACTGGTCGTCATGGGCTAACGATATTCGCCTGATGAGGCAACTAGACGGGCATACCCACCAAGATATTTGCAGAATATTTAAGTGGGCTAATCGTGACTCGTTCTGGTGTAGCAACGTGTTATCTCCCGCAAAGTTACGTGAGAAATGGGACACATTGACCATACAGAGCCAACAACCCAATCGAGGTAAGCGACAGGTTGATCCTGAACCAGCACAGAGCTGGAATACTCGTGAAGCATGGGAGAATGATTTTATATGAAGACTAATCTGGCTACTGCAATCGCTAATCGTGATGCAGGCACATTGGCTAGAATGGCTCAGGGTAGCACCCCGCAAAAAGTTGTAAATAATCATGCTGAGCAACTAGTCGATGTATTATTCCGAAATCTGAAACAAATATTCCCAGCCTCAGTAAACACCATTTTCAAAAACGAGTCAGAGGAGCTTACTGCAAAGCGACAATGGATCGCCGCCTTTGCAGAAAATGGAATTACTACCAGAGAGCAACTTCAAAACGGTATGCGACATGCAAGAGCAAGTGATAACCCTTTCTGGCCTGCTGTTGGTCAATTTATCAAGTGGTGCAAGGAAGAAGATTATGTGGCTCTTGGCTTGCCTGACGAGGAACAACTTTACGAACTCTATCGAGAATACTGCAAAATGCGTGGCTGGCGTGAAATGAAATGGCCCTCAAATGCTTGCTACTGGATGGTTACCAAAATTTATTCTGAGATGCGAAGTAAAAGCCTAACGGATAGTGAGGTTAAAAAGCTTTGCGCCAAAGAGTTAAGAACCATGACTGTAAGAATCAAATCAGGTGAAACTATTCCAGCGCCAGTTAAACAAATACCTCAGTTACACATTCCAACCAGCAAAGAAAGATCATTAGAACACCTTGCTTCAATTAGAAAGAAATTAAATATTAACCCTAAATCTATTTAAGGAAATAAACATGAACTTTTTCAAAAATGCGATTGTATATCGTATAACTCGTGACATTCAAATTTCAGCAGAACAACTTGAAGAGGCATTAAAAACTTTAGAATTTACACCATGTAGTAGCCAAGATATGAGTCGCGCTGGCTGGGTGTCACCACTTGGTAATCACGGTCAGATGTTAACTCATGTTGCTGGCAATCAGATTTTACTCTGCCTCAGAAAAGAAGAAAAAATATTGCCATCGACAGTTATCAAGGAAGCTCTACAAGAAAAAATAGAAAAACTCGAAAATGAGCAAGGTCGCAAGCTGAAAAAGACAGAAAAAGCGACATTAAAAGATGAGGTTATTCACTCTCTCTTACCTCGCGCATTCAGTAAATATTCTCAAACTCAGATCTGGATTGACTTGGATAAGCAACGAATTATCGTTGATGCCAGTAGTTATAAACGCGCAGAAGATTCACTTGCGCTACTCCGTAAGACACTAGGCTCACTGCCAGTCATTCCACTTCACACCGAGCAACTAATCGAGCTAACACTTACCGAATGGGTCCGTAACAATGACACCCCATCAGGATTTATGCTTCATGACGAAGCTGAGTTAAAAGCGGTGTTAGAGGAAGGCGGTATTGCTAAGTTTAAAAAGCAAGATTTAGCTTCAGACGAAATTGCTACCCATATTGAAGCCGGTAAACATGTTACTCAGTTATCAATGGAGTGGCAAGAGCGCATCAGCTTCACGATAACCGATAGTCTTATGCTTAAGAAAATCAGCTTATCTGATGTTTTGAAAGAGCATAACGACGACATTCATCATGAAGATTACGCTCAACGATTTGATGCTGATTTCATTCTGTTTACTGGTGAATTTTCCGTGCTGATCGATGAATTAGTATCTGCGCTAGGTGGCGAATCTAAGGCTTAACACGCAAGAGGATTTTTAGATGAACATTAAACAATTACAGCAACAAATCCATCAACAAAATAAATCTGCTGGATGGTGGGATAACCCACGCGAAAAAGGAACGTTACTCTGCCTTATTCATTCTGAAATTAGCGAGGCGATGGAGGGTGAGCGCAAAGACTTAATGGACGATCACTTGCCACATCGAAAAATGGCAGAGGTTGAACTTGCTGATGCTGTTATTCGTATTTTGGATTATGCCGAAGCTTTTGATTATGACATTGAAAGCGCAATAACTGAAAAGCTCGAATACAACAAACATAGAGCAGATCATCAGCGTGAAAATCGCATCAAGAAGGGCGGAAAACAATTCTAACAGGAGGCATCTAATGCAGGGAACTAATTCAACCGAAAGAAAAATTAACATACCAGCCGAACTTAGTGAAAATACAGCAAATCTTGTTGTTAAATTTGCTGAAGCCATGGCAGAAAAATTACATAAGTCTGAGAAAAAATACGGGTATTCAGACGAATGGATGGCTAATAGCTGGGGGTTGGATTGTAAGAATCAATTCATGCGACACATACAGAAAGGCGATCCTGTTGATGTGGCTAATTATTGCGCGTTTATGTTTTATCACGGCTGGTCAACTATGCTCCCACCAATGCCAGAGGGTGAATGATGAACGAACGCAAATTAAGACTAGAAGCTATAGCAATTTGGCAAAAGCTAATTTTGCAAGCTAAGCGAAAATACCAATGGTGGGAGTTGTAGCAGCATGGAACAGGAGAGCTAACAGTGAGTGACCTAATAACATTGATGTACAAAATCAGCATGAACCTATTTTGTGGGTTAGGCTTTGCAATGGCATTTATCATGCTGAAAGTATTTGATGGGGATAATAACTGGTTCGTTATCACGATGAAGGTTATATCAGCAGCAGCGATAATCCTCTGGTTAATATCTATGGCGTACATTTGTTTTTTCTTATTCAACAACGTGTTTCTGGAAAAATGAATAGGAGGCTAACTTGGAAGCAGATTTTCTCTTCCACGAATCAACCAAAAATACCGCATGGCAACATCTCAAAGAAGTTCTAGCAACAAACCAACCACACCGAATCACTATCAAGCCTTGGAAAAACAAGCGTTCACTATCTCAGAATTCCACTTTTCATTTGTGGTGCTCAGAGATAAGTAAATACCTATGTAAGAACAAAGCCAATTACACACCAGAAACCGTTAAGGAGATGCTTAAGCATACATTCCTAGGTTACGAGGTGGTCGATATGGTTGACGTTACTACACAGCTTACAGAGCGCGTAAGGACACTTCGGAAAACATCAAAACTTGATACTGGTGAAATGTTCCACTTCATGGGGCAGGTTGAGCGCTGGGCGGTAGGTATAGGTTGTTTCGTGACGATACCAAACAATTCGGAATACATGAAACTCAAGGAGCAGCAAGAGAGATGAAACTTAAAAATATTTTAGATGCCATGCGGTGTGGAGCTAACTGGTTATTTGGAATGTATCAGCGTCCATACCTTAAAGAGTGGGATGATTATCTAAATTACCTGATCGACGAATGTAGTATTGCTGATGAGCGTTATCGCGTAATCATATTTAATGATGGCGGTGAAAAAGTAGAGGTTTGGAAAGAAAATAAATACTACGGATATGGCAATCAACACAATGTTTCTGGTGGTGAGGCGTATGAGTTCAGGCCGTCATTCAGAACGATAATTAAATTATCAAACCTAGTTGATAGTCGTGAGAAGAATCGAGTGAGTTCTTTCGCCCGTGAGCTAAAGCAGAAGGTGAGAAAATGACAGACAACGTAAATAACCCGCCACACTACGCATCAGGTGATATTGAATGCATAGATGCCATTAAAGCCAGCATGACTAAGGAGGCGTTTCTAGGCTATCTCAAGGGCAATATTCAAAAGTATGTCTGGCGATACGAAAAGAAAATTAATCCAGTCGAAGATTTGAAAAAGGCTCGTTGGTATATGAGTCGACTCGTTGAAGAAGTGGAGACTGAAAAATGACGCCAGAAGAAAAGTTAAAGCAATATGACGAGAAGTTAGAAGAGGCTCAGAAATTGGTTCGATTTATCGAAGAAAGTCGCCGTGAGCACATTAACCGCTACAACTTAAACAGGAAGTGATCATGACTGAAGAACAATACAGGACTTATGCACAAGTGATAGTGGCTGGTCGTGAGTTTATCTCATTTAATCACAACACCATTTCAGCGGTAACAGGATTAACGCCAGCAAGAGTTGGAACTATTTTAAGAAAGTTGCTTGCATTCCAGTGTGTGGAGCATGTCGAAACAAAGAGCCGTAAACGCACTCGCCCAATCAATAACTACGCAGTAACAGACGATGCAATTACTCGACTGAGAAGCCAGTTTGAAAAAGAGCGTCTGGCTAACCTTCCACTCTTCCCTAAAGCTAAAAAGATTGAAGCAAAGAAACCTAGAAAAGTGCTGGATGATTTTATGTGTGGATTGTTATTTGTCGATAAAGCCAACGTCTCAGGCATGGGTAATCCGATGTTGATGAAAATAGACTCGTTACTCAAAGGGGTTCGCAATGAACTGCATGTCATGCAATAGATCACTAACAGATGATGAAATTTACGTGTGTAGCAAGTGTGCTGATGAATACGCTCATTTGGAAGTGATGGAGAAAATCAAAGGAGAGGGAGATGAGTAGCAAGTCATTACGAAAAGCACTTAAAGAAAATCCTGAATGGGTAAAGCGATATCTTGGGCTAGATAAACCATCAAAAATACGAACCCGCCACGTAATTCTATTCTTTTCGATTATCACATTGTTAATGGGGATCGTGTATGGCTAACTTACGCAAAGAAGCTAGAGGTCGTGAATGCCAAATTAGAATGCCTGGTGTCTGTAATGGTAATTCTGAAACTGTCGTCTTAGCTCATTATCGAATGTCTGGCATTTGCGGTACCGGAATAAAACCTAATGATATTTTTGGTGCTTGGGCATGTAGTGCTTGTCACGATGAATCAGATAGACGTACCCACTACGTCGATGCTGAATACGCAAAGCAATGTCATTTAGAAGGTGTTATTCGTACTCAGGATATTCTCATCAAGGAGGGTAAGATTAAGGTATGAACGAGTATCAATTAAAATTGCCGTGGCCACCTAGCAATAATACATACTGGAGGCATTGTAGAGGACGGCATTATATCTCACCCAAAGGCACCAACTACCGAAAGCAAGTAACAGATTACATCAAGCAACATAACCTAGACGTCAAAACCACTTCCCGCATCAAAATAGTCATCACAGCAAATCCCCCAGATAAACGACAAAGAGACCTCGATAACTTGCCTAAAGCGGTTTTCGATTCGTTAACTCATGCCGAATTTTGGGGCGATGATAGCCAAATTGATGATATGCGGATCCGTCGAGGTGAAAAGGTTACTCATGGCTCATTAGATATCACGATATGGGAGATAGATGATGTTCACTGACTTAATCGCAGCTATTGAAGAAGCAAGATATTTAAAATACAAATCAGGCGGTCGAGTTAACTTCTGTGTAATGCAAGTTATGGACTATATGGAAGTGGTAAGCGGGCTGATGGATGGTGTCAGGGTTTTATATACAACTGCCAATGATGATTATCACACAGTATTACCGGAGGCGAGATGAGCTATATCGGAGAAAAGGAATTAACAGATGAGCAGTTTCGCTGGCTTGATGGTTGGTTAAATCTGTGGGGGGCTTGGGTATATTCTGGTCGTATCGATATTCGCATGATCAATATGATTTATAAATTCATGCAAACAGTTGAGCCAAGTAAAAACCCATCAAGACCTATGTGCAATGACGATGAAGGAATGTTGATTTCTCAGGTCGTAGATTCAGTCATCGCCACTGACACACAGGCTTATGGAATATTACTAAGTTATTACGCTCACGGATCATCTAAGTTGTCGATTGCATCTTACTATCACCGAGTTGCAAAACCACGCAAAATGCAAACAAGAGGGGGGAATAAATACGCCAAGCCATCTCATAGAACTTGCAGGAGAGAAGTCGATGAAAAACTCAAAGCTGCTCAGTGGTTATTGTACGAACCTCTGCGAAATGCAATGAATAATCGTAAACGTGTAGCTAAAGTAAAGAAAATAGCTGAACTTTGCTATTGACATTAATGGACAAATGGACAACAATTATAAGGTAAGTTGCTTTACGTGACTCTTAAGTTTGCTTACCTCATTCAAGACCTCGCTACGGCGGGGTTTTAGCTTATAAACATTGAAAATAATGCATATTTCCCATATTGTACTTGTGTGTTAAGTAAGTACGGTCGTGGGGTGCTGACATCCCCGATCTGAGCACAATCCTCGGCAAGGGATTATGCTTAATGAAAGCCTGATAGAGATATCGGGCTTTTTTTTTGTATCTAAAATCCGAACAGTGCCCCTCATAACCTCTACGCAGAACGGAGAAATCTGGTTTGCGATACGTTTGGGGCTTTCTATTTTAATTCCCCGAATTCGAGGGAATAAGTTTTTGATATTTATCCAGAGTGCTTATTTGCATTGTGGTAATCCAACTCTCCGGAAATTCCGGATAGTTCACATTCAGAAGATCGCTTAGGCGGTCTTTTTTCGTATATATTAATTTGCCTTTAGCTTTATATCTTCTTGTCATAAAATGTAATTTGGATTTTTGCAAGGAGATGTAATGAGCCAATTAGAATTGCCATTAATTTCTAGGCAGGAAAACAATGTAGTTATTTCACAAAGAGCTCATGATGGATACATAAATGCTACTGCAATGTGTAAAGCGGCTGGCAAGTTGTTAGGGCATTATTTGGAAAATTCAACAGCTAAATCATTTCTATCTGAGTTGTCAGCCGATATCGGAATTCCGATATCGGAACTAATTCAAACAGTTAGAGGTGGATTTCCTCAAATGCAAGGCACTTGGGTTCATCCGCAGGTAGCCATCAACTTAGGTCAATGGGCTTCACCTAAGTTTGCTGTTCTTGTTTCAAAATGGGTATTCGATTGGATGTCTGGTGCAAAACAGCATCAATCAGCGATGCCATATCATGTAAGGCGTTACTTAATTAATCGGGAAAAAATACCGCCAACTCACTTTTCTATGCTGGATCAAATGACTTTAAAGTTATTAGCTCCATTAGAATCTAGAGGGTATATGCTCCCACAAAAACTTATGCCTGACATATCTTTAGGTAGATTCTTTAGCGATATTCTCAGGGCTAGAGGTTATGATCCTGATTCATTTCCTGTTTATGAGCATGAATTTGATGATGGAAGAAGACCAGTTGTTGAGGCAAGGCTTTATCCAAATGAGTTAATGACAATGTTTAATTTTGAAATTAACAACTGGATAAAGAATAAATCAATAACTTACTTTAAGGGTAAAGATAAAGAAGCATTACCTCATCTGAATGATATAATATTAGCCTTACCAGCCCCAGAGTAATTATGAATCACTTATAGCAAGCCTCACTTTTAGTGGGGCTTTTTCGTATATGCCGACCACAGAATCAATCACAACACCTCACGTTCACACAAGAGCTGTGAGTCGGCGTTCTATTAACTAATCAGGACTACATATATGCAAGAGCCGTTAACAGGCACAGCAACCGCCTCGTTAGCGGGTGTCTCTATTGTAGGTCTCTATTCAGGTATGGACGCAGGCGTTGTTATCGGTGCGTTCGCAGGGGCGGTGATATTTGTATTGTCTGCTCATGATATCCGACTGTTAAAACGATGGGCGTATTTCACGGTTGCATTTGCGATTGGGATATTAGGCGCTGATTTCATGTCGTCACTACTAAGTGGCATTGTTGGAGATAGAGAGGTTGATCGCTCTGTTGGTGCAATGTTCTCATCGGCTGGTTTGGTTGGTGTTTTGGTAACAATATCTAAACCCGGTGCGCTCACGGACAGTATCAACAACGTTATTAATAACCTGATAGATAAATTCAGAGGAGGTGGGAGATGACCATCTCAATGTTTTGGATTTACGTCAATTTTTTCTCATGCTTATTCGCTGTTATTCGTCTTGTTAACTATGAGCGTAACGGCGCTAAATACAAATTTTTTCCGTCACTTATAGCATGGGTTCTCATTGTTATGCTGGGTTCTATCCCACTACGCATATTAACGAATGACTACGCCCATGCAGATCCATTTGAAGTCGGAATCAATATCACACTATGCGCGCTAATAATTCTTAGTCGTGGGAATGTGATGCAAATATTTAGAGGGGTTAGTAAAAATGACACTCGGTGAGAAGCAACGAAAGTTCACTCGCATGATTGCGGACTTAATTATCTTTGCCTACGACAACGGCTATGAGCTGACGTTTTCAGAAGCATACCGAACGCCTGAGCAAGCACAGTTAAATGCCAAATCAGGTGCTGGTATTAAAAACAGCTTACACACACAACGCCTAGCTGTGGATTTCAACCTATTTAAAGACGGTAAATATCTAACAGCATCAAGTGACCATAAATTACTTGGCGAATACTGGGAATCTATCGGCGGTACGTGGGGCGGTCGATTCAATGACGGCAATCACTACTCGTTAGAGCACAATGGCGTTAAGTAATATGAATACGCTAACTAAGGTATTAGCCGGACTACTGGCAATATCTGCATTCTGGCTATGGTGGGTGATAGATGACTACGACAAATTAAGCAAAGATTACAACATAGCAACCAATCAGTTATCTCAACAAGTCGAAATCAACAAAGACTACCAAGCCCGTATCACTCGATTAAATCAACTCGATATTAAATACACTCAGGAGTTAGCCAGTGCAAAGAATGAAATTGACACTCTTCGTGATGCTGTTAACTCTGGTTCTAAGCGGGTGTATGTCAAAGCCGAGTGTCCAGCAGTCACCAAGAATCCCACCGAAAGCGGAAGCAATGAAGCCACCGCACGACTTAACAAAGCAGTTGAACAAGATTATCTACGTCTCAGAGAAATGATAGTCGAGAACGAACAGCAAACTTTGTATTTGCAGAATTACATTAACACTGAATGCCTCGCTCAATAGCGGGGCTTTTTAATGGAGAAATATCATGGCAGCACAAGGTTTCGATACCCCAACTCAATTCCGTGAAGAGCTGGATAAAAGCATTCCAAAAGAATAAAAAAAGCCCAGCATGGGGGCTGGGCAAACTAACAAGATATCAATCAAAGTGTAGCGATAGCTACTTAGTATAGCTTAAGTAAATATATATATCAGCAATTAGATAAGTCGTTTATCCATTAAGGAGAGTGATCATATCTTGACTGCTAGGAACAGACTAGAAGTGGCTTAGCAGTGTATCGCTAAGCTGCGAACTCTACGCATTTCACCGGCGCATTCACCGCGCAATTAAAACACTCACAGAACCTTACAGAAAGTCGAACCTGAGAAAAACCGTTAATGGTGTTTTCTGTGGGGCGGTTATTTCTGGTGAACAGGTTCGCTTTTCTATAAGGAAATACACCATGTCTTTAGTGGAAATTAAAAAGTTTGATTTGTTAACTAGCTCTTCTGCAATTGCTGATGGAGTTAAAAAGAAACACAAAACAGTCATTCAGCTTGTTCGTCACTATGTCGATGACCTTAATGAATTTGGAAGGGTAGCATTTGAAATGCGATCCTTTGATACCGATGGTGGACGACAGAAACAACAGGTGGCGTTACTTAATGAGCAGCAGGCAACGTTGTTAATTACATATATGCGTAATAATGATGTTGTTAGGGCATTCAAGAAAAAGCTTGTTTCTGAATTCTTTAAAATGCGATCGGCTTTGGCTGCTAAGAAATTAGATAGAAACACATCAAGATTGGAATATAAGCCAATGACTGATGCAGTTAAAAAGTCGAGAGAAGAGCAAGGTAAAACTATTTCACCTCATCACTTCAGTAACGAGGCAGACTTAATTAATCGTATTGTGCTTGGTATGACATCTGCTAAGTTTCGTGTTCATAACGAAATAGGAAAGAAAGAACCTATTCGTGATTACCTAACTCCAGAGCAAATACATTGCGTAACCGAATTGCAAAGAGCCAACACAGTGTTTATCTCAATGGGATGGAGCTTTGAACAACGAAAGGATGAATTAACTAAGTTGTTTAATAAAAACCATAAGCAACCATTACTCGATGAGATGCATAGATTGGCGGCGTAAAATTGCGCTTTGCTTGTAAATCAATAAATTACCGATGCACTAAAAGTTGCATCACATGAATAGGCCCTAGTGGCCTTTTTTATTGGGTGGAATATGTATGCAAAAGAAACCTGCTTTTATCGATCGAATTGAAGTGATAGTGACAATGAAAACTGGTGAGTTAATTTATGGATACACAACCTTACCATGCGACATTAAAGATGAAGGTAAATTCATTGAGCTAAGCGCTGATAAATGCGGATTAGATGTGATCTATGTGAACAAAGATGAAATAAGTTACGTGAAGTTTAGTTTCATCACCAAGGAATAGCTATGTCAGAAAAATATCACGTAATAGCAACTAAGAAAGACGGCACAACCTATGAAGGCATGATGACTACTAAAGAGCCTCGGGTGACTAACGGGTTAATTGGCATCGCATCACTAGATGGCTCATGGGTATACATATCACCTGATGAGATTAGTGATATTAAATATGTGCCAGTAGTTGAACAGTAAATGATTATTCATTTTAGAAAATTCTACAAATGTCATTCTTTGAGTGGCATTGATAGAGTTTTATATAGGTTTATATCCTTAACGGTGTCATTGATTGCCGGAGGTATATAAACGAAACCAGTTAATTATTCTAAAAGAGGCTGATTAATGGCGACTGAAAAGAAAATGGGTCGCCCTTCTGATTACTTACCAGAGGTGGCGGACGATGTATGCGCTCTAATTGCCGATGGTGAAAGTTTGCGTTCTGTATGCAAGCGACCAGGAATGCCAAACACAACTAAAGTCATGCGTTGGTTGCGAGAATACCCTGACTTTCGTGAACAGTACGCGAAAGCGATGGAATCAAGAGCTGATGCCGTGTTTGAAGAGTTGTTTGATATTGCTGATGATGTAACAGAAGAACCATCGGCAGTTGCTAAGGCAAGGTTAAGGATAGATACCAGAAAGTGGGCTTTAGCAAGAATGAGCCCTAAAAAGTATGGGGACAAGGTAACTCAGGATATTGATTTGAAATCATCTGACGGATCAATGTCACCGACAAAAATAGTTCTTGTTGCCGGAGGTAGCAATGACGGTAGCGAGGATTGAAATACCACCTAAATTAATTCCGGTTTTTGAAGGTAACTATCGCTATCGATGTTCACACGGCGGGCGAGGATCTGCAAAGACAAGAACATTTGCATTAATGACAGCGATTCGTGGCTACATGGCCGCAATGAATGGTCAATCAGGTGTAATACTTTGTGCTCGTGAGTACATGAACTCGTTAGAAGAATCATCAATGGAAGAGGTAAAGCAGGCAATACGCTCTGTGCCTTGGTTAAATGATTTCTATGAACTTGGTGAGAAGTATATCCGCACAAAATGTCGCTCTGTTAGTTATGTGTTTGCAGGGTTGCGACATAACTTAGATAGCATTAAATCTAAGGCGAGAATATTAATCGCCTGGGTTGACGAGGCTGAATCAGTATCAGAAATAGCATGGACTAAATTAACGCCCACTGTTCGTGAAGCTGGTTCTGAAATATGGGTGACATGGAACCCAGAAAGAGACGGAAGTGCTACGGATAAACGTTTTAGAAAGAATCCCCCTGATAATTCTGTTGTTGTTGAGATGAACTACGGAGATAACCCGTGGTTTCCATCAGTGCTTGAAGAAGAACGATTAAGCGATCAGGAAAGATTGGACTCTGCTACTTACGCATGGATTTGGGAAGGGGCTTATCTTGAAAACTCCGATAAGCAGGTATTAGCAAATAAATACGTTGTTAAATCATTCCCTGATGACTTATGGCAGAAAGCAGACAGATTACTATTCGGTGCTGACTTCGGCTTTGCGAAAGACCCTAACACGCTATTGCGCCAATTCATTCTAAACGACTGCCTGTACATCGAGTACGAGGCATACGGAATAGGTGTTGAGCTTGACCATATGCCAGCGTTTTACGACAAGATACCTGAATCTCGCAAGTGGCCAATTAAAGCAGACTCCGCACGACCCGAAACAATCAGCTATTTAAAACGCCAAGGCTTCAATATCTCTGCCGCTAAAAAATGGCAAGGTAGCGTAGAAGATGGCATTACACATCTGCGCGGATTCAAGCAAATAATCATCCATCCTCGCTGTAAAGAAACAGCAAAAGAAGCTCGTCTTTACTCATACAAAACAGACCGGATCACTGGTGAGGTTCTTCCCGTTATTGAGGATAAGAATAACCATTGCTGGGATGCGGTTAGATATGGGCTTGATGGGTATATCACACAAAAATCAAATGCAGGCCTATTGGTTCCAAAACGATTACTGAGGCGATAATGCAAGAAAACATGAAACTAGCCGTCAATCACATGGTGAGTGACGCGATAGCTCGTGCCCGTATGGCTTTGGTTAATCCAACCATGGGGCTTGATGCGAAGCGATCATCTGCTTGGTGTGAATACGGATTCAAACAAGATTTAACCTTTGAGGATTTATATAAACTATTTCGCCGTGGTGGGATTGCCTTTGGTGGGGTAACAAAACTCGTAGGTAATTGCTGGAAAACATCACCTCAAGTGATTGAGGGTGACAAAGCAGATAAATACAAGAAAGAAACAACTTGGGAAGCTTCATTTAAAAAGTACGTGAATAAACGTATCTGGAAAGCATTCAAAGAAGCAGACCAGAAGCGACTTGTCGGTCGTTATGCAGGTTTAATTCTTCATATCAATGATAGTGGGAAGTGGCATGAGCCCGTCACGAAATCAAAGCTACTTAAAAAAGCAACGCCAGCATGGGCGAATGCAATTAAGCCTACTGATTGGGTGACGGATATTAACTCTCCTAATTACGGTCAACCTAGCATGTGGCAGTACACGGAGACGCTACCGAATGGTGGGACTAGAAATATCAATATCCATCCGGATCGGGTTTTTATTCTCGGTGATTATTCAGTTGACGCTATCGGTTTTCTTGAGCCTGCCTATAACGCCTTTGTAAGCCTTGAAAAGGTTGAAGGCGGATCTGGTGAATCATTTCTTAAAAACGCAGCAAGACAGCTAAATATTAACTACGAAAAGGAAGCTAGTCTTGATGAAATGGCAAGAATGTATGGTGTTGACATTGCTGGGTTGCAGGAAATTTATAATGAAGTAGCAAGAGAAATCAACGCAGGTAATGATTCGGTTCTTGTTACGAAGGGCGCAAATGTCAGCCCTATGGTCACTGCCGTATCTGATCCGACACCAACCTATATGGTTAACCTACAAACCGCATCAGCCGCAATGGATATTCCATCCAAAATACTTGTTGGTATGCAAACGGGCGAAAGAGCCAGCACCGAAGATCAGAAGTATTTCAACGCTCGATGTCAGTCACGCAGAGAAAGCGAGCTCTCATTTGAGATAGAGGACTTCATCGATCATCTAATTAACATCAAGGTACTAGATCCTATCGGTGAGAAAACAGTTATTTGGGATGATTTAAACGAGCAATCAGCTATTGAGAAGCTCGACAGCGCTGAGAAGATGAGCAGAATTAATCAAGCAGCTCTCTCTACTGGTGAGCCAGTGTTTAGCGTCGAAGAAATTAGGACGGCAGCTGGCTATGAAAATGATAGTGAAGAGCCATTAGGTGAAACTGATGAAGATACAGAAGATAAGGACGGCGATAAGACCCGGAACGAAAGCTGATCCAACATCAGTCGATAAACTAGAACGTGGCGCAATGAGAGAGTTTGCGAAACGCATTAGAAGAATATCAAAAGGCTATATTCAACTTCTTAATAGAATCCCCTCTGAGCCAGTCGTCAATAGAAAATACCAATTCGATTTAGATCCTAACTATCTATCAATACTGTTGAGAGATGGTGAACTAATGGTTGATGAGGTGCTTTTGAATGGTGGCGAGTTTGGTAACTTTCTTTTCCTTGAGTATGTGAGCACAGCATACGAAAGAGGAACAGCACAGCAGTATGCAAACTTAGCACAGCAATCAACTGTCTACGCAGCAACTCAACAAAGTATTGCAACGATACTGATGAGTGAGCCATATCAACTAAGAATGGCTCTAGTTCGCTCTCGTGTGTTCGAGGAAATGAAAGGGTTGTCTGGTCAGGTTAAAGCTGACATGGCTCGCATTCTTACGGATGGTATCGCGAGAGGTTTAAACCCTCGTGAAGTAGCGAGAAACCTAACCAATCAAGCTGGCATTGAAACTCGCCGAGCTAAGCGGATAGCAAGGACAGAGATACCAAGCGCATTGCGTAGGGCACGATTAGATGAAGCTGACGAAGCCAAGGAAATGCTTAACCTTGAAACTCGTGAGATTCATGTTTCAGCACTAAGCCCAACAACAAGAGCTAATCATGCAGCTAGACACGGGAAGATGTTTACGTCTGATGAACAACGTGATTGGTGGGCTCGTGACGCTAATTCAATTAACTGTAAATGCTCAACTGTAACCGTTCTTGTTGATAAAGACGGCAAGCCTTACAACAAGACTCTCATCAATAAACTATTAGAGGAAAAAGAAGCCATGAAAGAACGTGGTTATCAATGGGCGGAGGAATAACTGATGCCAATTCAAGTAAATGTCACGACAAAAGTTAATAGCGCCTCTATTCGGCGTGAAACATACAACGGTCGTGAACACATTATTATCCCAAGTTATACGCTTCCAGCAAACGTCATTATGAATGGTGGATTATATCCAGCAAGTGAGATTGACGCCCATTACCGAGAGTTAGAAGGCACTCCTGCGCCATTAGGCCACCCTACGCTTGATGGTCAGTTTGTATCAGCGCTTTCTTTCGAAGGTCTTAATGTTGGGTATATCGGCGCAGCAAACAGAAATGTTTCCAAGGTTGGTAATCGCATCTATTTAGAAAAGTGGATAGATGTAGATAAGGCTAAAGAGTCAGAAGGCGGCAAAGAAGTTCTTCAGCGCGTAGAAGCGATTGAAAACGGTGAAAGCTCAGAGCCAATTCATACGAGCGTCGCAGTCTTTCTTGAGCAGATTGAAGCAAGCGAAGAGCAGAAAGCGCAGGGTTATAACTGGATTGCAAAGATACACAGCATGGATCATGACGCAATTCTGCTCTATGAATCAGGAGCAGCAACACCAGATCAAGGTGTTGGAATGATGGTTAATGCTGACCAAGCCACAGAGGTTAAAACCAACAGTGGCGCTCTAGTTGGTGAAACTTATCGTGAAAAATCACATCGCCTTGAAATGGCCGCAAAGAAACAGTTCGTTGCTGGTGATGGTTACGTGTGGGTATCGGACTTCACAGACACTCATGCAGTAATCGTTATCGATGGAGGTAATGCAAAACTACATTCCTACACAAATGAAAATGGCAACATCACCTTTGATGCGCAAGGCGAAGAAGTTGAGCGTCAAGAGTCATGGGTGAAGGTTATAACAAACAAACTTAAATCAGCTTTCAGTAAACCGCAGGCAAGCCCTGCAATCAATAACAGCACGGAGGGCGACATGCCTTTAACTCAAGAAGAAAAAACAGAGCTTTATTCAGAAATCGGCAATCAAATTGCTGCGAATGTAACAAAAGCATTGGAAGGTATCACGTCAAAAATTGATACGTTACAAGCCAATCAAGATCAGTTAAAAGAAACTTTAACCGCAAATCAACGCGCAGAAGAAACCGAAATGCGCAAAGTAATTGCCGAAAAATACGGTGAAGTGGTGGCTAACTCACTGCAAGGTCAAGCACTGATCGACATGCATAAACAAATTGGTGACGCAGCAAGTTTGGCCGGCAACTCAGGCGCACAGCAAGAGCAAACTGGCGCACCAGACTATGCGGAATACTTTGGAGGTGCTAAATAATGGCTATTAGTCGCTATCGCCGTGTAAACCTTGACGGTAAATCAATCACAGAAACTCGCGCAGCAAAAGCGGTTACGTTGCCGGGCACTTTTGTTGTTATTAACGCAGACAATGAGTTTTCTCAAGCTACTGCATTATCCGGACGCATTTATGTAGCTAATCCAGCATATCACCAAGGGCTATCTATTCGTGATGGCGTTCCGGTTGGTGATTCTCTAGTTGGTGAGTATGTAGAAGAAGGTCGAGAGCTGGCTGTGTTGGTTCCTGCTGGAACTTATAAAAAAGACTCACCGATCAAGCTTGGTGCTGATGGTAAAGGCGCTCTTGCATCTGCTGATACAGAATCAGTAATTGGCTACTCTCAAGATGAAGTGACGCTAAAAGCTGATGATTTCATTCGTGTTCGCTTTCGTGTTGGCACTGTGGCTACTGCAACTACTGATCAATAAAAAGGAAAAAACATGTTTTATACTGCTGAAACTTTAGCAACAAATAGCCGACTGCAACGTCAGTGGGATAGCCTATGGGCTACACGTAATATCTATAACACGCAACATAACCTGATGATAAACCAGTATCGGAATGTTATGGATGGTGAGACTTTAGCGGCAAACCAGTCAGGCGGTTTCTCTAAGGACTTTTGGAAAGAAGTAGATAACAATATTATTCAGTTGCGCGACCAAGAAACAGGCATGGAAATCGTCAATGATTTAATGGGCCTGCAAACAGTGTTACCAATTGGCAAAACAGCGAAACTGTATAACGTGGTTGGCGATATTGCTGATGACGTATCAATCAGCATCGATGGTCAAGCACCATACTCTCATGATCACACCGATTATGATTCTGATGGTGACCCAATCCCAGTATTTACCGCTGGCTTTGGTGTTAACTGGCGTCATGCGGCGGGTTTAAGCACAGTTGGCATTGATCTTGTTCTTGATTCTCAAACTGCAAAAATGCGTCAATTCAATAAGAAAGTAGTTAACTACTTCTTAAATGGTGATGCATCTATTAGTGTTGAGGGATACAAAGGCCAAGGCCTGAAAAATCACCGCAACACAGCGAAAATCGACTTAGGAGCTTCTGGTGCTAATATCGATTTAACCACAGCTGACTTGCCTGCATTGTTAGCGTTCTTTGGTTTTGGTGGTGCGTTCGGTCAGACTGCATTCAACAACAAAGTGGACGCTTACGATGTTATGTGGGTGAGTTACGAAACATGGGGTAACTTAATCAAGCCTGTGGTTGTTTCTGTTGGTGCTGGTGCAGGTAACAGCGTGGTAAATGGTCGCATTATCGATACATTACTACCGTATGCTGGCGTGAAAGAAATTCGCCCTACTTATGCGCTTAAAGGCTCTGAGTTTATCGCTTATCAACGTCGTAAAGATGTAGTGACTCCGTTAGTTGGTATGGCAACAGGTGTTGTTCCTAAACCTCGCTTTATGCCACAGGAAAACTACAACTTCCAAATCATGAGCGCAGCAGGTCTGCAAATTACTCGTGACGGTGACGGCAAGTCTGGTGTGGTTTACGGTGCTAAACTGAGCTAAGGATCTGCAATGACAAAGTACGAGGTTATTATCCCTTGGCATGGTGTCGAAAAGGGTCAGGTGGTTGAGTTAGAAAATCTTCATCCAGCCTTTAAGGCTAATGTTAGAGCATTATCTAATGATGCCGCTGAGTTGGTCCCAGCCACACCAAAAGCCAAGTCTAAAAAAGACAAAGATGAATAGCCGCGAAAGCGGTTTTTTTTATGCCCTCGAAAGGGGGCTTTGCTTTGTGAGGTAATCATGATCACAAAAGAGCAAGCCAAAGAGTACCTGACAGGGCAGGGAATAGAATTACCTGATTTTATTCTCGATGCGCTTATTGAGCAGGTAGGCAGTATTCAAGAATGCCTTGATAAACACTATCCATCAGCAACTGCACTATTAATCCAGATGTATCTGCTTTCACTTATGGCGCTTGGTCAAGGTGATAAGTATATAAGCTCACAAACAGCACCTAACGGCGCTTCACGCTCATTTCGATATCAATCGTTTGGTGATAGATGGAAAGCGGCCGCATCCCTACTGCGTGGTTTAGATAAGCACGGTTGTGCTAATGATTTAATACCAGCCGATCCGACTCAAACTGCTCATGCTGGTTTGTGGATAGCGAAAGGTGGCTGTATGTGTAGGGGGGTGTAATGAGTTCAGTTGCAAATTGGGCTTACACCTCGTGGGCTACTTTATGGGAAGCAAACGGAAAAGATAAATACGGCAAAGTTACATTCTCTGAGCCGGTTCATTTTCTTTGTGGTTATGGTAGCGAGCTTAAATCTGGAAAGTTGGATGTTGGCTCTGAAATTACCATTAAGTTGGTTTTCTGGACTGAGTATGCTGATGCTAAAAAAGGTGACTTTATCGCTATTGGTAAGCACTCAGGCGATCCGTTATCTGTCGGTGCTGATGAAATCAAATTCATCAAACGCGATGAAGACCTATTTGAGCATATTGCAGATGACTACACTCTGATAACGGCGGTGTGATATGGGAGTAAAAGTAAGGGGTATTTCTCAAGCTAATGCAAACCTTAGAGCACTTGTTGGTGACATACAAGGTAAGAAAGTGATGAGAGCTATTCAGTCAGCTTTGTTGATTGGTAGTGAGCTATCATTCTTATACACGCCGATTGGTGACACATCAACCCTGATAAACTCACAATTCAGAGAGGTCAAGATTAACGGAACATTAGTTACTGGCAGGGTTGGTTACTCCGCTAACTATGCAGTTTACGTTCATGATCCTAGAGTTAAGCAAAAATTCAGACGCTCAACGGCAAAGAAAGAGTTTCTAAAATTGTCCTTCGAGGAGGCGAGAGCTGATATAGACAGAGCACTTAAACGGGAGCTTCAAATATGATACACGAGAAGTTTGAGCGCTACTTAAACAGAGGTAATCTGCTCGATGGTTTCATCGTTCAATATCTGACGTGGAATGAGCAACCAGACGAAAAGACTCAGCAATATGCTGTTATTCAGCCTGATGATGGTAGCGGTCGATTTGCTGATTTGGGTGCTGATGATTTCGTGACGCTTGTTCTAGTATCTGCACAGTGTGATCCCGAGCCTGCATTGATAAGAGCTAATGAAATTCTAAATTACGTCGCTAACAACTCGTTAGATTGCGAACTCAATTCAATCTACAACTTAGGCGGTCTACCAAGACCTATACCGACAGAAGAAGGGCGGTTTATCCTTAAGCTTTCTTTCCGCTGCACATCTTAAATTAAACACATCTCAACAGGTCGCTTATGCGGCCTTTTTTATTTGTAAATAAAGAGGTTATAACATGTCACAATGTCCTGACAAAAAAGGGTTGGTGATGGGTAATGCGGGAATTATCCGTATTGCAAAAGGCTGTCCTGACCAAGTACCAGCACAAGATCAATTCTTGCGCTTAGGTGCGCTAACAAGCAAGTCATTCGATTTCGGTATGGAGACAGTGACATCTAATGCTGATGACACCAAAGGCTTAACTGAGTCAATTGTTACTGGTGCTGACTTCACCATTAGTTTTGATGGTGAATTAAAGAAAGCTGGTGTAACCGGTTCTACTTCCGCGTTTGATATTGCCAAAGAAATCCTTGATGAAATCAAAGCAAGTCGCCAACCGTCATATTGGGTTCAACTTGATATGAAAGGCGATGGCTCTGATGTTGTTCAGGGTTATATGGCTTTCACATCTTGGTCAATGGAGTTTCCAACAAAAGAAATTTCCACTTATTCAGGTGAATTGAAAGTCTATGACTCAGACACCGTTGAATGGCTACAAGAAGAAATCGTTGTTGAAAGCGTTGCCGTTGAGCCATCCACCCTGTCTGTAAAAGTGGGTGAAACCAAGACATTTACTGTCAAATTTACCCCAACCGATGCGACGAACAAAAACTATACTGCTGTGAGCGATAAGCCGAACTTTGCAACAGTTACTCAGCTTGTGAATGTAGTCACCGTGCGTGGTGTTGCTGAAGGTACTGCAAATATCACTGTCACATCTGAAGATGGTAGTAAAACAGCAAAATGCGTGGTCACTGTTACCGCTGCTTAATATTACAAAGGGTGCTTTCGAGTACCCTTGATAATATTCAGGAGGGATTATGACGCCTATTTTAGAAATCGGTGAGATGGTTATCTCTACTGATAAAAATGATTACTTATTTAGACCATCGTTCATCAATATGACAAGAATCGGTGAGCCTAAACAGATTGTGAAAGCCTACGGTCAATTAAATGGCGCTGAGGTGCAAGAGTTAATTGCACGCGCCGTAATAAGCTACAGGGTTATTCCTGAGTGGTTAATAAAAGCCATTAGCAAGCCAACATATGGGCGTAATATCCTACAAACTGCAATGATAGTGATGCAGGCGTGTTGTGATGATGATTGTTCAGAAATTATTGGTGAATGGAGATCGGGTAAGCGAGGTATTGTCTATAAAAACGGTAAGATGCCAATCGCTGACATTATCGTCATTGCTCGAGAATTATTCACTCACGGAATTATCGGTAAAGCGAAGATCCGCAAACTTCAACGCAATGAGGGCAAAAACGAATTCTCAGATGAGTTTATGGCAATTGACTACATTAGCTCAGCTCGTGCTCATTTTGGTATGAATCGTGATGAAGCCGAACAGTTAACTATGACTGAATTTCAGATGATGCTCAAAGCTAAATATCCAGATGAGAAAGGATTTACTAAAGAAGAATATGACAACATCATGAAGCAAGATGATAAACGCAATGATGAGCTGATCAGTGGTAAGCGTCGATTGGTGAGCAGGAAGAGATAAGTTCGTTTTTTGAAAGCGCCAATCCCAACCTTGTCCGAAGATAGCCGAACTGTAAATTTGAGTCGTTTTTAGGGTGGTGATACTGTGTTTATATACAGTTTAAGTCTCCTCTAAATAGAGATTTATCTCTTGTGATAGATAGTGATACTCCTCTCGGAGGCACAAACTTTTATTGAAGTTAACTAAATGTTGTTTTACGATAGCCTCAGTTATTTTTATCAAATTGCGTAACTAGGCAGATAAATAAAGTATGCAACCTATACACAAGTCTGAAGAATTACTTTCCAAAATGGCCTCGATGCTTCAGTCTGGACAGACAATCGATGATATGTCGCTAATGAGATACATTAATGATATTAACAAGTATTTTTCTGGGCTTGAAAAGAATTACGCACTTGGTATTGCTTATGGACTAAATAAAAATATCCAAAAATCAATTTATTATTTTGAATTAGCTTTACAGGTTCCTAACGGTGATTATGCTCTTGGATATCTATCAATCATTTGCAATTTAGGATCGACAAGGCAGGCAAGAGAGCTATCTGCGAGACTTGCCACGGAATACGAATCAAAAATATTTGCTAAATTTGCATTCCAATATAGCTTGTTTTTTGCTGATTTAAAAATGATGGGTGTTTTCATGACACAGTGGATAAAATTATCTCTAAATGAGGAGCGCATGAAATTACAGGAAGAGTTAAAAAAAGCTAGCTCAGCCCTGTCTAAATTTAGAGATATGGCTGGATTCTCTCAGCCAGAAACTGAGATGTTGTCAGGGATTATCATGGATCTAATAGATGACAATAACTATCAGGTGCTAAGTGTCGAGTACATTAGTGACAATAGATTCGATGAGCCTATAAATTCATACATGGTAACAACAAACTGCTCAACGGCATCAACTTTAGCAGATATGAACATGGATTTAGCTTTTAAGTTCGCAGATCATGAGGAATTTTTAGGTAAAAAGTTTAGCGTTTATATTAAAGGCTCTGATAGCGATGCAGGATCGGAGGCTTCGTCATGCCAATAACATGCAGTGAGTTGCTGGATTTTGCTAGAGACTGTCTAGATAGGAACGATGAAGTAGGGTATAGAAACGCCATATCAAGAGCCTACTATGCCGCATATCATTGTGTTTATCCAGCACTTAGACATGGACCAAAAGATAATCATCAGGGATTAATAGATTATTTACTTGGTGACGGCTCAAAGGGTAGTGAAAAATACGATCCTAAAGCATTGAGAGCAATAGGATTTATGTTGCAAACACTGAAAGATAACAGGATCATAGCAGACTATAGGCTAGATAATAAGTTTGCTTCTGGTAAGAGAGATGCGGAAACTGCTATCCACCTCAGCTCTAATGTTCAAAATAAAATAATAGAAATTATAAGTAAAAAGCAAGCATCGATACCAAATTCCAACTAACCCACTCCGGTGGGTTTTTTATTGCCCAAATTTCACCACGCCTCTTAATTGAGGCTTTTTGCTTTTCTTTGCATCGCTGTCTATATAACATAAGTGCCCGTCCTTGGGCGTTATGTTTACTTGATTAATACAGGATGTTTTCCGTTTAAGCTTTCCTGTAACCGAATAAGAATTGAATATCCATCTTGGAGTCGGTCACGCAATCTGTAAGCAATTGGCGAATCGACACTGCATAATGCTGGATATAATTCAACTTTCCATGCGGTGTATATGGCTTCGTAATGTTTAGCTAGCGCATTTACGTGGTGAGCATCCATATTACGATTAGCTCTCTCTTGAGTAACGTCTCGCGGGGTTTCTTTAGGAATGTATTCACCTTCCAAAGCATCAAGATAAGAGATTGCCAGCGGTATCTGCTCTGGTAACAGTTCATTGATATGTTCAACGCCGAACTCTTTGTGAATATGTTTCCATATATCGGGGTAAATATTACCAACGCCATGAGCAATTAAGCGCTCTGCTGTTTGGCGTAAAGGGATCAGTTCTTTGGCTGTTGATTGGCGAAAGTTGGTTTTTTGCTTAGCATCTTCTTTCTTAGTAAAGTAAAAATCCTCTAACGCTTCGAACACATCCCATGCTTTGTCTGTATCTAACATTTTCGCATGACGAGCTGCGCCTCGCTCAGTCCAAAGTATAAGGCTTCTAACCTTGGTTGATATTTGTAACTGACTCATTGTCAGTCGCAAATTATTAAGAGCATCACCGACAATCTTGAAGTAATGCTTGCCTTCGATAAAGCGTTTTTTATTACGTTTAAAATTTTGCTGAATATTATTAATTTCAGTTTCATAAACGTTAGCTAAGAGCTCGGTAGTAATTACGCGAAACCCGTTATGTTGAACAGGTGGTAAATTTTGAACAGTTAATGTGCTCATGCCGCTACCTCCGTGTTTAATAATTTAGCTAGTTTAGATAAACCTTTTGCTGTGACACGAACTTGTGATACTTGCTTATCTTCACCAGTAGAACTTTTAACAACGGTAACTTTGTGCTCAAGCAATCCTTGTTGGATTTTATCTTGATACGCAATCCAAGCTGTTCCAATACGGCGATAGATCCATTTGCTATGACTCATTAAGTCAAACAGTGATTTAGGTTTAACTTGCAATTGCTTGGCTGCATCAGTAATACATAGAGAACCTTCTGCTTTAGCGATACGAGTTAAAGCGTCAACATCAGGCTTCATTTCTTCGACTTGGTGCTCAAGATGCATAACTTTTTCGGTGTAAGAAATTAAAGCATCACGTAAGAAAGCAGGGTCATTAAGCGCGACCATTGGATCAATAGATGGTTTAGCTTTGCCAGTTTCAAGGTCGTACCAGCGCTTAATTACTGCAGCACGGCGCTTTAAGTCGTAACCAGTGATAAGAACTTCAGTATGGTAACGGTCAAGGTTAAATTCTGAAACGTAACCACGAGAATCAATGGTTATAGAGATGCCGCTAGATAATGTAACTTTATGATTTTTATAATGGTCGAAATCACGACCATCTTTTTTGATACCGTAAAGTTGCTCTGTCATATTCCAGATATCAACGTGAATATGTTTGACTTGCTTGTTTGTGAGCTCAGCAATCTCACGGCTAGACATGGTGACAACTTGGTTAGTAGTTGTTAAAGTATTCATGACGTTATTTCCTATGTGTGGCGTGACGTTATCAGAAGCTCCGAAGGGTGCGACCGACGGGGCTTCATCTTTATTAATTAATGCGTTCGTCATTTTTTAAACTCCAAACTAATCGCTGAAGAATTGCAGAGTTCAAGGATAATCCTTCTTCTCTGGCTTTTTTCTCTAAACTATCTTTGATTCTTTTAGGCATTCTTAAGTTATATCTCTCTGTTGCTCTTTGGGTGTAAAGTTCATCCATTTTAGATCTCCTATTTAGTTTTGGGATTAAATTAATATCATGGGATTAATTTAACACCATTGCGCGTGGTGTCAAGTTAATCCTACAATAGAATTCAATTTATTTTATTGGTGATTAAAATGGCTAAATATCCAAGTCAATTACAAGACAAGTTCAATTTACGGCTACCTGATGGCATGAAGGATATTATTGCTGAAAGAGCAAAAGCCAATGGACGCTCTATGAACTCTGAAATAATTCAAATGCTACAGGATGTTTTAGATAGCGATAGTAGAGGTGACGTTACTACAGATGTGGCTGATAAAAACTATATTGAAGATGATTGGGTGGCAGGGATCAGGGCATATATGGAGTTTAAGAAAGGGGAAAAAGGGCAGACTTTACTAACAATGGATCTTGATAAGATAAAAAAACTGAGTGATACGAGACAGAAAAAAGACAATAAAAAATAGCACTTAAGTTAAAATTTATTAAACTAATAACAAATTAACTAACGAGGATGGTGTTGTGAAAAGATTATTAATTACATCTATTTTATCATTATCAGCTTTATCATTAACAGGGTGCGCTAGTGTTTCACCGCCAACACAACAGCAAATTGAAAGTGCCAGTTATGGGGCATTGCCTGACGACTATCAAGCTCAAATAAAAAATACAATGAGCGCTATGCTAAAGGATCCGTATTCAGCTCAATATACATTTCTTCAACCATTTAAAGGATATTCTCAAGATGGCGCTTGGGCACCATCTAAGGGGGGCGTGACTTATGGATGGGTAGCACCAGTTATGGTGAACGCAAAAAATAGTTATGGTGGATATACTGGCGCTAAAAGGTATGTGTTTATGTTCTCTAACAGCATACTATATGATGTGACTGGAAATGATGTTTTTGGCCGAGTTGTGCCAGTAAATCAATAGTAAATCAACATTGAGGTAGCGGTGCCATGGGGAAGATTAAGGTTATTTCTGGAATTTTAGGCGGCGTTGCGATTATTGCAGCGGTTGCAGCTTTGTCAGTAAATCTTGTTCCTGATGATAAGGCTAATGATAAACATCTAGCTGATTACTGCGCTGAAATGACAAGGTCGCTAATGAAGTCACCATCATCATATAAATTAGATGAATACTATATACGAGAATTACCACTAACTAGAAATGAGCTTGCAGAGATAGTGCAAATGGCTCCATTTAATAATATTGATGATGCAATAGACAATGATAAGCGCGAGAGATCAAAAATTGAGATAATAGAAACATATATGGCTAAAAATGCCATGGGCGTTGAATTGGTTGGTAATGCAATATGTACTCTAAACAAAACAAACTATGGAAGCGCTGGAAGTAGCTATTCAATAATGAGCTTATCAATAAATGATGAAAATATTGGTGATATAAATTTAATAACAGCTGAATTAGCGGCTGATAAAAAAACTGGAAGATTGAACAGTAAGTCTGATTACATGAAAAAATTAAATTATATTTTCAATTGATAATATACATTAATTACACATTACAACCCTGCCATTCGGCGGGGTTTTTCATTTTAAGGAGCCGATAAATGGCACAAGTAGGCGAAATTGTTTATCAAGTTCAAATGGATGTTCGGCAATTGCTTGCATCGCAACAGCAGTTAGAGCAACGCCTTAATCGTATGGATAGTAGCTTTAACCGAACGTCTCAGTCAGTAAATAACACAGAGCGTTCAATGCAGTCTCTATCCAAAGTTGCGGCTGCTCTAACTGGTTATTTATCGGTTTCAATGGTTGCTAGTTATTCAGAGGCATGGACTGAATTAAACAACAAGCTATCTAACTCAGTTCGCGCAAGTGAGTCACTTATTGATGTCACTCAACGAGTATTTGATATCTCTCAAGCAACGCGATCTAGCCTCGATGCCACAGCAACACTCTATGCGCGACTTGAACGAGGAACGAGAGAATACAACACATCAGCGGAAGACTTAGCAAAATTAACATCCATCATCAACCAAGGTTTTATCGTTTCTGGTGCTACTGCACAGGAAGCAGAAAACGCAATTATTCAGTTATCACAGGGTATCGCTTCTGGTGTTCTCCGTGGTGAAGAATTTAATTCAGTAGCAGAACAGGGTAGTCGCTTAATGGTTGCATTGGCTGATTCACTAGGAGTAAGTATAGGTCAGCTTCGTAAAATGGCAGCAGAAGGCAAGTTGACCACTGATGTTGTTGTAAAAGGGTTATTGTCTCAGGGGGATGCTATTGGTAAAGAGTTCGCTAAAACCACTCGAACAATGTCGCAGGCATTTCAAGAAGCAGGGAATAACTTAACTAAGTTCCTTGGTGAGAATACAACAATAAAGGCATCTATTAACGTATTCAGCGATGCTGTAATTACTGCAAGTAAGAGTCTCGATGAAATGGTTTTAGCGGTTAGTCTAGTTGCCTCCGTTGTTGGCGGTAGATACATTGCCGCAATGGGGTTGGCTATCAAAGCTAAAATGCAATCAGCAGTTGCAGCAAGGCAAGAAGCGATAGCAAACCTTCAAGCTGCTAGAGTAGCTGAACACAATGCAATAATGACGGCAAGAAAGACCGCTTTAGATTTAGCAGCAGCCAGAGCGTTAGTTGAGAAAGCGAAAACTGAATTTGCGGCCGCAAGAGGAACAAACGCAGAAGCAACCGCGCTGGCAAATTTAATTGCCGTTAGATCTGCCGCAACAACCGCGGCGATAAATCATAAGCAAGCAACGCAAGCGCAGACAGCAGCAATGGCTAACTCAGCCGCAGCAGCAAGAGCCGCTTCTGTATCTATCGGTTTAGCTAATAAAGCTCTAGGTTTTGTTGGTGGCCCAGCAGGTATAGCAATGGCCGCGGGTGCTGCGATCATGTATTTCTACCAGCAGGCAAAAGAAGCAAGAGAAGAAGCAGTAAAACTTGCAGAGGGAGTAAATCAATTAACTGCTGAAATGAAAAACATGACAAGGGAACAAAAGAGGGCTGAATCTGCCAAGTTAAAAGAAGCGCTCCCTGAGTTAAAAAATGAAGTTCTAAACACCACTGTCGCTATGAAGCAAGCTGCGGAAAAAGTAAGAGAATTAGAGGCTGATTTGGCTTTAGCTAAAGTTGGAACAAGTAAATATGAATCCATAACAAAACAGCTAGCCGATGCTCAAGATAAGTTAGCAATTGCAACTGACAACGCAACAAAGGCGTCAAATAACTACAGTCGCACAAAAAATACCATATCTTTTATTCAAGCTGATCTTAATGGTGAGTTAAAAGAGGGAATTGATTTACTAAAAAGGGAAATATCTGTTCTACCAAGTGGCGCAAAGGGATGGGATTCTTATGGTTTTTCTATTGATAGGGCGCTGCAAAAAAAGAAAGAGTTTAATGGTGAAAAAATATCTTTCGAATGGTCTAAGGAGGGGATGGATTTAAGAAAATCACTAGAGCGTGAAATGAAGCTAGCTAACGCCAAAAGTGAAGTTGATAAGAGATTATTGCAAGTTGATTTTTACATTGAAGATAAAGGGATAACAGACGAAAGGGAAATATATCAACTAAAGCAAATAGCAATAGCAACTCAAAAAGCTCAAGATGCAGCCGCTGAGCGTAACAAAACAACCAAGGAATCAACCAAAGCCACAGATGCTGCTTATGAAGCACTAAAGCGCCAGAGAGAAGAAATTGAGCTTTTAAACAAAGGTTACAAAGACGGATCTCTTGAAATGGCTAAGTATGATGCAGTTAAGGCGTTGGGTGATACGGCATCCCCTAAGCAGATTGAAAAAGCGGAGCAGCTCGCAGAAGAAAAATACAACATTGAACGTAATCTAGCAGATAAGAAAGCCGCGCTTGAGCTTGATTTGGTTGCTAAAGCTAAGGAATCTCACGATAAGCAGTTGGCAGACTTAGAGCGGATAACAAAAGATGATGTATCTCTAACTGAACAGGCAGCAAGGCGTAAAGCTGAAATTGAGGCGGAATATCAGCAAAAGATAGCTGAAATAAAGGCTAATAACGCTGTATCACCGCAAGATGACATCAAAGGGAAAGTAGATCCTGTTCAGCAACTCAAAAACGAACACGAGCGTAAACTTGCACTTATTCGTGAGTTTGAAACAGAAAAAGGCGCTATTACTCAGCGTGGCTTAGAGTTAATGAATGCTGCTAATACTCAATATGAGCAAGCTAGAACTGATGCTATGTATGAGCTTTGGAGAAATCAATCATTAGGAAACGAAGCTGCCGCGGCTGCACTAGATGCATTCTCTGGTAGCGCATCAAATGCACTTACAGGAATAATCACTGGATCAATGGAGGCTTCTGACGCATTAAGATCAATTGGTAATACAGTTTTGAATAGCCTAATTAACACCTTTGTTCAGGCTGGAATTGAGCAAGCTAAAGCTGCTTGGTTTGGCGCAGCAGCACAGCAAAGCGCCATTGCAGCAACAACGGCGGTGCAAACGGCTGCTATCGGAACGCAAACGGCAGTGAGCACGGCAGCAGCTGCCACAACAACAGCCGCTTGGACACCTGCGGCAATTATGGCATCAATCGCGTCAATGGGGACAGCGGCGAAAATAGGTTTAGCCGCAATCGCTGTACTTGGCGTTGGTGCAATTGCTGGTGCTCGTAAAAATGGCGGCCCTGTTGACGCTGGTTCAATGTATCGAGTTGGTGAGGGCGGTAAACCTGAGATATTTAAGGCTAACAACGGCCGACAATACATGATACCCGGTGACAATGGAAAGGTTATTTCTAATAAAGATATGCAGGGTGGTGGTATGAATGTGAATGTTGTCTTTAATGACTATTCATCTGGTGGCCACAAGTTTGATGCACAGGCATCACAAGATGGAAATACGCTAACTATTCAGGCGTTCATTATGGATATGGATAACAAAGGCCCTATGCTTCAATCCATCACAAGAAACACATCGGCAACAGCGAGAGCAAGAGGTTGATATATGGTTATTGATTACCCTGATTGGCTTCCTCTGGCACAGAAAGCCGATAAAAGCATGACGCTAGATACTGGCTTCTTGACAGATCAACCACAGGTAGGCGCACCGATATTTCAGAAGCTAACTGATGACTTAAAAACTGTATGGAGTGTGAATTGGATATTTACACTTCAACAGGAGCGTGCGTTTGCCCAATGGTTGCGAAGTCCTAACTATCTTGATAATTGCAATCGCTGGTTCAAGATGAAAATTAATCTTGGTGGTAGTGGACTGCAGGAGCAGGAATTACATTTTGTTTCCTATCCAGTGCAAACCAGTATTAATGGATCTTCTGTAACATGGACTGGTCAAGTCATTAGTAAGAAACTTTATAATTCAGATGATGAATTCGACGATATTATCGTTGAGTTTCCGCCATCATTTGGAAGTTGGCTTGATATTATCGTTACTGAGACTCTACCTAAGTATAAGGAGTTGTAATGCCTACACTAAGAGAGTATCGGGCACAAAGGCCAAACAGAATACTTTATGAGACACTGCAATTTAGTCATCCGTCATTTGGTGATATCTATCTTGTTTCTTATCAAATATTCCCAAAGGTTCTAGGTGGGGTTGAATATCAGCCGTGTAATTTCGAACTATCTGACAGCCAGCAAAGCAGAACTCCCATCATCGACGCTAGTGTTAAATTCAGCCGTGTCGCACAAGACTTTAAACAGAAACTTAAACTATGGAAATCGTTCAATAGAATGACACCCATAGAGGCCACTTATCGCTTATTTGATGAGAAAGACAAAGGTACGGCCATTACTCGATGGAAATTATTTGTGAAAGATGTGTCGATGGATCATGAAAGTGTCACTGTCACGCTATCTATGAGTAACCCATTGAATAAAAATATCGGACGCATTTATGAGCCACAAGAATGGCCTGGCTTGGAGGCTGTATGACAACTCAGGATTTCATCGATAAAACTATCGGTAAACCATGGAAAAACAGGTCTTGTACATTTGATGCTATGGATTGTTGGGGTCTCGTCGTTCTCTATTATCGTCACGCTCTAGGCATTGAGATCCACCATGACGCAGGCTATGAGTCGGAAACTGATTTTGTGACTTGCTATAAAAATGAAGTTGAGTTTTGGGAGAAAGTAAATCAACCAGAAAATAACGGAATATTTATAGGTTATATAGGCTCAAAACCCGCTCACATTGGCTTGATTATCGATGGTAACGCATTACATAGTCGAGGTGAAAACGGCTCTGTGAGAATGGATAGGTTGATTGTGCTCGAGAGAAAATTCACTAAGTTGGAGTTTATGAAATATGCCAATAATTGAAATTCAGCGTGTCGCTGGAATACCGAAAGAGAGAGTCGAGATAAAAGCCGGCTCTCTTTTTTTTGATTGGTTAAAAGAGCAAAATTTTCATCATGACGTTGATATCTATGTTAACGGCGTAAAGCTTAACGACGATGATCACCTTGACTTTATTATTAGTGAATTTCATCACATTCAAATATTTGACCAACCGAAAGGGATTATTGGCGATATTCTTAATCCAGTATTTAAGTTTGTTTCCAAGATATTTTCATTCTTAGCTCCCAAGGCACCATCATTTAGCGCCGCTGATGTGAATGCAAAGGAAAGCCCTAATAATCGATTAACAGGTCAAACTAATATAGCGAGAACATATCAAGCCAGACCTGAAATTCACGGACAAGTGAGAGCCTTCCCAGATCTCATTCAGCAATCAATGTTTGAATACATAGACAATAAAAAGATGGTTACTGAATGGATGAACTTTGGCATCGGTTACTACACGATTGAGAATGTGAAATATTCAGAGTCTGAGCTGATCGCCCTTGATGGTGCCAGTTATCAGATATTCCAACCAGGTGAAGTGATCCCACAGATATTCGAGGGGTTTGAGTTCCCTGATGTTGACGGACAAGAAATACCGGGCCCGAATGAAAGTGACGAAATTCCACAATATAAGGCTACTGCTAACAATGTTATTTCTGGTGAAATTAAAGGTGGTGAGGCGGCCATAAAGATAGAGAAACAAGATGAGTTTCGATATTTTATGGATATCGTAAAGCCTAGATCAGTAAGCCTTGTTGTTAATGTGACTTATGATACTCCGCAGGGTTCGGTTACAAAGGATATTAAGGTTGATGCTTATCTATCTGATGCGAAAGAAAGTGATGATGGCGCTATTATTTCACCAAAATATTACTATGAATTCTTTTTCACTAATTTAACTGGTGGTGATTTGGCAACTCTACCGCCTAATGCAATAGTCAACACATCAAAGTTTATTCTCTATGACAACCAATTCCTGACAGTAGGGCCTTTCTTCTCTCCACTTGATGGTGGTGAGTTATGGGTGCATTTAAATGCCCAACTTGGTGATGGCGATTATGCTAATGCAAGAATTGAATTCTGGAAAGTTGATGAGAATAACAATGAAGTAGCTGGAACAAGAGAGTCATTCAATAGAGGGTTTCCATCTGCACCAAAAACAAAAACATACTATCTGACGGAAAAATTCAAGCCGTTAGCTGGATATGGAAGATATGCGCTTCAACTAACTAGATTAGAAAACAGTAATGAACACAGCATTCTTAAGCTAGAGGAAGTCTTTATTGTTAGAGAGAGAATTAACGAAGTACATGAAGAAGATACACTTGTTAAGGTAGCAGTGAGGGCAACAGAGGCACCAACGGGAACAAGAGAGCGTAAATACAACGCACTGGCTACACGTCATGTTATTAGTTACGACATGAATAGCCGTAGCGTTGATTATACATTAAGACCATCACGATCATTTGCTGATGCGGTCGCTCACACTTGGCTAGTTACCGCAGGGCAGCCAGAAAGCACCATAGATTTATATGGTTTGTATTCAATCTATGAATCACTTCCAGATAAGCGCTTAGGATATTTTGATTACACGTTTGATGATGAAGATGTATCACTGGGTCAGCGTATAGAAACAATATGCAACGTTGCTCGTGTTATTTCATTTTGGGATAACGGCGTGCTTACATTTACTCGTGAGGAGGAAAAGAAATATCCATCTGGTACATTTAACAGGGCTAACACGACAGGAAATGGATTCTCGCTGTCTTATGATATGACAATGCCGAGTGGTAATGATGGTGTTGAAATTGAATATGTAAACCCTAAAACCAACAAAAAGACCTACCTTAAATATCGTATTGAAGATAACAAAATAGTTAACAAGCCAGCTAAGAACCCTAACAAAATAACCATTCACGGTTGTCGTAATGAGTATCAGGCGACAGATAGGGCGCTATTAGAAATGGATAGGTTAATACATCAGCGCATGAGTATCAGTGTGCAAACTCTCGCAGATGGTGATTATGTTTATCCTGGTGACTTAATTATTGTTGCTGACACATACGATAAGAATCAACAGGCAGGTTATATAGTTGAGAGGATCGGAAATCAATTTTCAACAAATGAAAAAGTTTTCTTTGATGGTGAGATGTTTGTTTGTATTACTGATCATTTAGGTAATACGACGGAAAGGTTTAAGGCTACACCAAGAATCGATACCGCTTACGGATTTATCGCTGATATACCTGACATCCAGATAAACATCTATGACGGTATGAATATTCAATCCCCGTCACGTTACGTTATATCCAATATCGTTGAAATGGACTCAATGAGATGGATTGTAAGCGACAAAAAGCCTAATTCGGACGGAACTTATAGCATTACAGCAAGTGAGTATTTTTCTGCAAAGAAAGATTACAACGTTTAATTAAATTCATTTCAACCATAGCCAGCCTAAGTGCTGGCTTTTTTTATTGGGAAATATTATGTCTACAATTCCAACACAAAATCCAGTTCCAAGTGAAGCACCGCGCGACCTGAAATTTAACTCAGGTAAAATTGACGAGTTTGTTACGTCAAATAATCACTTTTACACTGACCGTTTTGGTGAAAAGCACTATACAATAGATGGTATTAACTATTTATCAAAACAGGCAATACTTAATTATGGCTATATCACGAAGAGGTCTTTTGAGTCGGGTAATACCATCATCAATCCTAACGATGTTCTTCTCTGGGAAAGTAATGGCGAGTACTACAGATGGGATGGTGAACTCCCCAAAGTAGTTAGCGCTACCTCAACCCCTGATTCAGCTGGAGGTGTTGGTAAAGGAAAATGGGTGGGAGTAGGGGATGCTACTCTAAGATCTTCACTGAAAGATAGTGAAGGTGCTTCCTTAGTTGGAGTTAAAGATGGTGGAACCATTCAGGGTAAACTGGACGAAATAGTAGATGAATTAAATAACCCGTCTTTTATAAAGCACACCTTTATGGAAGGAATAAAAAATATATCTGCAAGAATGGCCTCTGGAGAGGTAATCAAGATTGCATGCTTCGGTGATTCAACCACAGATGGAGACACCACAACGGAATTTATTAAAAACCCAACGGATGCGTCTGGCAACGCTATTGGTAACACAGATCACAATATGACCGCACCTAATGCATGGCCTAATATTCTTCAGGGGATACTTAGGGAAGCGTATGGGAATAATAATATTCATGTTTTTAATGCTGGCTATTCAGGCAAAAAAATTCACGATGGGTGGGCTGTTCGTAACTATGATAAGGCCATTACAAATAACCCTTATTATGGGAAGCCAGATATTACAATAATTGATTTTGGTTTAAATGACATTAAAGATGGGGTTGGTATACTTAATGATTACTTGGATCAAACTCAAATATTAATAGATAAAATAAAAGAGCAGGGAACTATACCAATTCTATTGACATCTGGCCCTTGCATTTGGAGTAATGATGATGGTAGTCAGATTGACAACAAACAAATATCACAACAAATTAATGAAGCGAAAAAATCAATAGCGAAGAAAAATCTTATTGAGATAATCAATAAAGCTGATGCATTAAAAGAGGTTATTGAAAATAACTCAGATAACATTAAATGGATTGAAATAATGAAAGATGGACTTCATTTTTCAGACACTGGACACCGAATTCAAGCGGGATTTTTATTTTCTATATTTTATGGTGATATTGTAAAATATAATAGAGGCAGGTTAGACATATCATCATTTGACTCAAGGTCTAATTCTCCGTGTGGAGTAAATTGGAAATATTCATTTATCGGTTCTAAGTTTGGTGGTTATTCAAGAGTTCCTGAAAGCTATCTTGAAAATGGTAATGATTTAATAAAATTATTTGTATATTGCACATCTCCTTCAGCAAGCCTGTACTATATTAATGCAGATAATGACGGACAGGGGGTTATAGGGAATAACTCTACAATCAATGTACTTGCGTTTAATAAAAATAGCATTGAATACAACAAATCACCAAATGGCGTTGGGTTTAATTATGACGCAAACCCTCATAGAAGATTTGCTGATAAACCAGATTATGTATGTAAATTAAATTATGGGTTAAACGTAGTTACCTTAAAAAAACCATCTGTAAATACTATTACAGACCCATTTGGTTGTTTTTATGGTTATTTTTCTATTTCTGATTCATATGATGCAAATAACACAAATAATTTATTGAAAAGCAATGGATGTATATTTTCATCAGAGAAAATTTCTTCAGATAGAATTAAAATAGAACAACCAGCAAGAGATATTGGTGCAAATTCGATATCTTTCATTAAGGATAAAACTGTTTCTTTGTATTTAGACTTAACTATAAGCAAAGGGTTTGGGTTAGGTTTAATGGGTGGTGTTTCAGATCTATCAAATTCAACTGATAACTATTCTGTTGATAAATGTTTAATGTTGTATCAAATAGATGAATCTAGAAAAGGGCTTTATGTTTACAGGGTCAGCAATAAAGGAGTGGTAGCGTTCGATAAATTGGTGGAGTTTTCAGCCAGTGAAGATAAATTACTAATTGATTTTTCTTTGAAAGAAAACAATATATACATAAGCGTTTCAACATGGGATAAAAAAACAAATCACACCACTTTTACAATAAGTAGCGGTGATGTGTTAACAATACCAACTTCTGGATATTTTGGAGGACTGTATCTAAACGGAAGCGCTCAGGGTGATAGTGGGAGTATATTAATAAATAAAGCGTTTACTGTAGTTAGTAACTAAATGCAACAGACACATATACTCGCTAGGATTCATCAAAAAATAATGAAATGTGGGTGATAGCTAATCACTCACTCTTCAAATACTGCACTGATTTTCCATCCGGCAACTTCTTACTTCTCTCACGATAAAACGTTAATCGTTCATTAAAGTACGCTCGTAAATGTGCTGGTTGTTGTCTTTCAACTTCTGAGGCAACAACTGGCATATTGAGGCGTTCTTTATATGCGACACCACTTGCGGCCAAATCGACATTAATCTTGTCTTTTTCTTCTTGAGTTAGGTTTGCGAGGTTCATAACAGATCCAGTTAGTTTTTGGAGAGTATAGCAGGGTGGGAGAATTGATGGGACGAATTTGGGACAAGCAACATGAAGTAGCATAAGGCAACTTCAAGTAACTTTAGGTAAGGTGGGACGTGTGAACGCTTGGTGAGACTGTATTTAGTTGATATTAAAGCATAATTCTACGCTCTTCTAAGCCGTAGGTCACAGGTTCGAATCCTGTAGGGCGTACCATTCTCAAGTATTTTAACGTCTACAACAGTCCATAAAATCCTTATAAAATCAGCTATTACAAGAATTCCTAGTGTTTCAAGGTCTAGTTACGTCTATTGAAATCTACATATATGTGGGGGCATAATTGGGGGCATTATCCCGTTCAATGAAAATTGGTGCCCCCAGATGAAGCTAACAGCCAGACAAGTAGAGACTTCCAAGCCAAAAGAGAAAGCTTATAAACTTTCTGACGGAGGGGGCATGTATTTAGAAGTTGCTCCGAATGGTTCTAAGTATTGGCGTATGAAATATAGATATGCTGGTAAAGAGAAAAGGCTGGCTTTAGGTGTATACCCATCAATATCACTCGCACAAGCTAGGGCGAAGAGAGAAGAAGCCAAGCGCATATTAGCGTTAGGTGATGATCCATCTTTAGTGAAGAAAGCAGAAAAGAGAGAGAAAGAATCTCAAGTAAATAATAGCTTTGAAAAAATTACGCTTGAATGGCATGACTATAAAAAGCCGAATTGGTCAAAAGGTTATGCGGATGATTTACTAGAAGCCTTCCAGAAAGATATCTTTCCTTATATTGGTAAAGTTAGCATTACAGAAATTAAACCGTTAGATATGTTAGAAGTGCTTCGGAAGTTAGAAAAACGCGGTGTGTTGGATAAGCTTAAAAAGATAAGGCAGGCATGTAACCAAGTATTCCGCTATGCAATTGTGACAGGACGGGCTGAGTATAATCCCGCATCAGAATTAGCCGGCGCACTGTCTACTCCAAAAGCTAAGCATTTTCCTCACTTAAATGTGAATGAGTTACCTGAGTTTTTACAGGCACTATCTGTATGTAGTGGAAGTAAGATCACTCAGATTGCGACAAAGCTATTAATGATAACAGGCGTTCGTACTATTGAGCTTAGAGCTGCTGAATGGTCAGAAATTGATTTTGATAAAGCTATTTGGGAAATTCCAAAAGAACGTATGAAAATGCGTCGCCCTCACATGGTGCCATTATCTACACAGGCCTTAGAATTATTCAAAGAAATACAAACCATAACAGGAAAGTTTAAGTATATCTTTCATGGTAGGAATGATGCTTCTAAACCAATGAGTGAAGCGGCCATAAATCAGGTTATCAAGCGTATTGGTTATGATGGTAGAGCCACAGGTCACGGATTCAGACATACAATGAGCACCATCCTGCACGAACAAGGCTATAACACTGCATGGATTGAGACTCAACTTGCACACGTTGATAAAAACTCTATTCGTGGAACGTATAACCATGCTCAGTATATTGATGGCCGTAGAGAAATGCTTCAATGGTACGCTGATTATATGGATACTTTAGAGAGCGGGGATAATGTTGTCCACGGTAACTTTAAACGTGCTTAACCCACCAGCAGACACATACAGAACCAGACAATAAAAGGTCTGGTTTTTTTGTACCGAGAAAGGGCATTAATAATATTTAATCATTAAATGTATGATGTGGCTGAATTCTAACTAAGATGAGAAAAATCTTAATATACGCTTAAGAGTACACCCTAGTAGACGACAATAGACTATGCGAAGATGTGATAAATAAAACTGTTCGTTTCTTAAGCTTGACTGTTCATTATTACAGTATAATATACCTAGTAGTACCGCAGTAGATCATTGTGGACTTCGCTCTTTAACACCTCTGCGCTGAAAAACGCGATATGTTCTTTAACAACGATGATGGCGAGCTGTGTGTTAGTCATCAGAACGGTGGCGCTGATAAAGCGACCAATGCTCTTTTACAAATTCGGGTATGCCCAGAGTAAATTCTCAGGGACAATCTGTCACGGTGGCGCTCTTGAAGCGCTGATATATGAATTTTTATCTGATTAGTAGCAGAACCAGCTTGTAACAAATAAGGAACGCTCAGAGCAATTTCTCCGAGCATATAAGTTTTATTGATAATCTTTATATTAGATTATCAGCTCTTTAAAATATGGATTCCCCCTTGGGTTGTCTTGAGGGGGCTAATGATAACCTCATTAGCATGTTGATGACTTCTCAACATAAATAATATTTGTAGCAAAATATGTACTGATAGCTACTTGTTCTTTAAAAACTGACCTGCGCTCCTTGCAAATGGGAGCTTTTAGTAAACAACTTAATGATTTTGTTCTGTTTACTAAATATATGTAGTTCAGGTCGTTAATGGCAATCAGCTAAATTGAATAATATAATTGTAACTATTCAAATTAGTAAATTGTTCTTTGAAATTTAAGTCTCCGCCTTTGTGGAGTGTAGTTCTGTTCTTTAAAACTTATTTCGCTCCTGCATCAGGAGCAAAGCTCATATCTATATCAATGGAAATATTATCTTATCAAATATTCATTAATTATAGTTATGTTCTTTTCAAGGCTCTATGCACAGGCAGTGAGCACAAATCAGTTTATTATTGAGATTGTTTTATTTTAAACAACAAGCCCCCACTCAAAAAACACCTTAAAATATAAACCATAATATGCGTTATTAACCTTATACATTTATGTATAGGGTTTTTTCGCATGTCTTTTCATATCACATTAAGGAAAATACTATGAATAATCTGATTAGGCTTTCAGAGGTTTTGCGACGCACAGGTTACAGCAAAGCTTGGATTTATAGACTAATTAAAGAAAATGACTTTCCTAAACAAGTCAAAATAGGAGCTCGTTCTATTGCTTTTGTTGAATCAGAAGTAGATGAATGGATTGCTAATAAGATTGCTGAATCACGTTCTGGTGAGGTGGCATAATGAAAAAGAAAAACCACCCATCACAGGTGGCTTCTCAGAATAACGTAGCGTCGTCTATTCTATCAAAGAACCCACCTAAAAAACACCGTGCCCGTTTATATATGTTAGGTACTGGCATTAATGGCTTTACCGAGAATGAAATATTAATTCATTGCCGTTTATCGTCAGGCCGTAATTACCCAAATGAATTAGAGCGTTTATTGAATATCGAACTAGAACGCATTGATGAGCCTAATCCTGATGGTATCGGATCACATTATCGTTACCGCTTTAAAACGGCTCAAGATGTGCAGAAGGTTATTAACTTAATAAATAAACGTGCTGAACAAGGTAATTACCAACCCATAGATAACGCACTCATAAATAATATTTTAAGCCTGTACCCGACAAAATAACGGAATAAAAAAATGAAACTAAAAAATAACAGCTTAAATGCTGGTGGATTCGCTCACCCTGAAAACCACTCTAGCGATATTAAGGAATTATCTTTTGCTGAAATGCTGCCAGTAATTCAGGGAAATATTAACGGGCAGATTATTAATGCAGTAAGTGCCAAAGCATTACACGAAGCATTAAGTGTAGGTCGTGATTTTTCTACTTGGATTATTGGCCGTGTTAATGAATACGCTTTTGTGGAAGGAACGGATTATCAATCAGATGATGACTTTAATATTCGCTGCTTACTTAATGAACAATATTCCCCCGTTTTGGGGAATAATACAAAACGTGGTCGCCCTGAAAAGGATTACTTATTAACGCTAGGCATGGCTAAAGAATTGGCAATGGTTGAACGTACCGAAAAAGGGCGCTTAATCCGGCAATACTTTATCAAGTGTGAGGAAGCTCTACACAAAGTCGCGCCAACAATCACTAAGCAGTTACGGCATCAACTTAAATCACGCCTCAAAGTGGCTAGTTACTTTAAGCCGATGTGTTCAGCGTTAGAGCTAGCACGTATGGAGCAAGGCAAAAGCACACTACCGCACCACTACACAACTGAGTCAAACATGCTTAACCGAATTGTGTTAGGTGGACTCACTGCCAAAGCATGGGCGAAGCAGAACGGCATTATTGGCAATCCCCGTGATGCTATGAGCGAAACCCAATTAGAGCACCTTTCATACCTTGAGCAGACGAATACAACGCTAATTGAATTAGGCATGGACTATCACGCACGCAAGGACAAGTTAATCAGTCTATCTCAAAAGTGGTTAGCGCAACGTGTAGAGGTGGCGCAATGATTACCCTATGTTCAATAAAGGATATTGCCTACCAAGTGAATAATTCTCTACTGGCAGGTAATAACGTAAGTTCAACTTACACCACGACTAATACGGTAGCTTTAAACTATGGTATTACGGGCAGTCAATCAGCGAAAATTTACGCCAATCAATCAATCCTAACCACCGTTGGAGGATGGGATAACAGCGATAACCTAAAACGTGGAGAATTTACACCATTTATTAAAGGTGATTTTTCTCACCTTTCTAAAGTCGGGAAATCTCGCTATTTATCGAGTGAAATTGAGTTTTTACAGTCCATAAAAAAGGGCGGCCAATCGGCTACCCTTGGGAACGTCGATATTAAATACCGAGCAAGTGAGAACTATAAGAATAGTATTCATCTTGTTATCGGTAAAGATGACAACCTTGAGTTAATACAAAAATGTGCAATACATCACTTGCACTTATGGGTAATTGTTGGCTATAGTGATCAGGCACTAGCAAAATCTAGTGTCAGGATTGGCGTTCTGAATTTGTACAAGGCGACACATGACGCGCCTAGCGTCTTTTTTTGTGTCAATGCCTACGCACACCTATTAAATGCGGTATTATATCGCACCGAATCTATGGTGGCGGCAGCAGAGCAACCGAAAGGTTGGCTGGTTTCCTTGTACGCCAGTAACGCCAACTCTACTGTCGTCACCACCCCGAAATTGGCGTTTCTGGTGGTGACTCCTTAGTATTGTACAAGGAGATCATCGTTATGATGGCAACCCCTACCCAAACTCAATTCAAATTTTTGTTTCTGAGTATTAAACGTTCAGATACAACTGCTAAGCCTTGCCGTATCACTATTACCGCACCGAATGAACACGATGCAAGACTGATGCTTGTACGTGATTATATCCTGTCATTCGCTGGTCGCTTACCTGTTAAGGAGGTGGCTCATGCGTAATCCTCAACCTAACGATTTCTACACGCATAAAAATAATAGCGAAACCGCCAAAGTTCTATCGGTTCAATTCAACCGTGTGACCTTTCAGCGAGACGGCTTTGATAGTCCTGTCATTGTTCCATTAAGCCAGTTCAGCAACGAATACACCTATGCAGGGAGGGCTTAATTATGGGGCGTTATCCAGAAAACTATAAGCGTATTCAAGCCGAAATTTCGAACATGTTAGGCAATGACCTCCTTTTATCTTCAGAAGAACGTAGCCGTGACCGATTACTTAGGGTTCGAAAAGGTATGGCTCATATTCTTAGTGAAGTATTTCCTCTAATTGATGATCCCAAAAAACAAGAACTCTATTACTGGTTGGAAGCCATTAGCCGTATCAGTGGCGCAGAAGCCGTAGACGCTAAATCGAAGGGGGAAGCATGAGCAAACCTATTCCATTGGACATAGCTGCATACAAGGCGCAGCAAAATAATTCATTACTTGCCGTTATCTTAGAGTTAGCAAGTAAAGATTGTTCGCGGGAGTTAATCGACCTCGTTTCTATTGCGTATGACTTTAATGCGGAAATATGTGAATCCCTCGAGGAGGCGACCAAATGAAAACAATCAAATTAAATGTTGGTCACTTATCTACCTTGGAAGAAGTCGAACACATCAACGAAGAACTTCAAGCGTTGTTAATCCCGCTGTTAACAGCTGTAGAGAATGAAGCTGAGACGGATACGCATTTTATGCTGAGAGCAGTCAACCGCTTAGTGTGTGCTCAAGGAAAAGAAATCACAAAGTTGGTGGAGGTGATGAAATGAGACAAGTCACTATCAATGCCACCAGCTTAAGTCCATTCATGTATCAAGGTAAGCGAGTTGTCACCTTTGCCATGATTGACGAGGTACACCAACGCCCAACAGGTGCGGCTAGAAAATCATTCAATGCTCACCGTCAATATTTTACTGAGGGTAAGGATTTTTACCGCCTAACTGGACAGGATTTAGAACTGTTTAAACTTTGCGCGTCCATAAAACGGACGCACAAATATTCACCCATTAGTGATAAAGCCCGAGAAGTAACACTGATTACTGAATCGGGATACTTGCTAACCGTGAAGCCATTTAATGATCCACTTTCTTGGCAGGTACAAAACCAGCTTATCGATGCATATTTTCGACTGTCTGAATTCCCTGAATTACAGCACATCAACATACCCACACTGGCAGAACTTGAAGCCATGCCAATTGGTGAGGCTCAGAACTTGATTAGCCGCTTAGAGGCTGATTCTTATCAAGGGCACGGTAGGCGTGGCAGCTATGCCATGAACCTACGTCGCAAAGAGAAGAAAGCACTTAAACCAATGGTAATCGCCATTGAGCAAGCCTCGCAGCTACACATTCAGGATATGGGAGATTATCGCTCATGAGAACGTTTCTAATTGCAGGTTATGGCACAACACTAAAAGGCCTAACACTAGGCATTAACAAGCAAGTGATATCTGCCAGCCTAAAAGATGCTCAGTCACAAGTGGTGCGAGAGGCGCAACGTGACGGTTTAATTGATATCCGAATCAACTATGCGCGTGAGGTGAAGTAATGACGCAAGAACAGAAACGTGAAATAGAGCAATTACTAGAACCGCACCAGTTAAAAGTATTAATGCTAATCACCTTACTTTCTACGTGGTTGGAAGCAGAGGAATGCGATGAAACCAGAAACATGATCTGGGCTGTATTGACTGTTGTTTATTCAATTAGGGATGAAATGAACGAAGCAGTAGAGGGTAAGTAATGAATATTTCTAATATTAACGCATTCGAACACAGTGAACAGGGTGTGATCCTCATTACTGAAGCAGCCAACCAAGAGGCTATCAGCTATACCGAAGCATTAGAGGTATTAAACGATGGTAGCTTTGATGGTGATCTGATTTTTGGCTTTGAATTGGTTTTAGCTATCTGCAAGGGAGAGTGTGACGGCTTTTTTAATCCAACTAATCAGCAGCGTGTGATCTTGTGGCGTTGGATTGTAGCCGCTTCGTTTGTCGCAGAGCAAGCAGACAATAACGGGACGCATCAAGTTGACAACGGCAGAGGTAAAACCATTACCGCCGCTATTTATCGCAACAAACATGCAACGTTAACCGTCTATGCCGCAAGCGAACGTATGTTACTAGCTAATCACATTGAGGGCGCTGCTTATGAGCACTATGGGGCAGAGAATGGCGCAATTATGGCAGTAAAGATATATAGGGATTTTATCAATCTTGAGCCTAAACGCGGTTGCCGACTATCAGAACGAGGGCGTGAGGGGTTATCTGTTCTTCATGATGATCTAATTAGGGCGATAGAAGATGGTGAATTTAGCGACACCGTAACCATTCATTAAAAGGACGCAATGACATGATAACGAAGAATTTTAAAGTTAATTCACTAGCGAATAGCTACGCAGCTGCTATTTACCACGATATTACCACACGTAATGGCGGTGATTGGTTTTCGATGAAGGTAGGCAACAAAACGATTGAAGTTGCCATTATTGACGGTGTGAAAGGTATTCGAATGCTCGTTGATAGCTATTTGCTGAAAGCCTTAAAAGGGCAATATCCCACATGGGAGGCAGTTGCTATTGGCTTGATAGAGCAATGTGTCATTAATGGATATGTCACAGGTTATGGTCGAGAGGTGTGGCAAAGCATGATTAATGATATGGGCGACTCTTTCGCTGATAAGGGGGCGTTTCAATGAAGCCGATTGATGTTATCCGTGAGGTGAAGCTGAAAGCTAACGGACAATGGCAAGCTATATTATCTCACCTTGGGGCAGAAGTGCCCCTAAACACGCACACGGCTTGCCCTCATTGTGGTGGTAAAGACCGGTTTAGATTTGATAACAAGGACGGTAATGGCACGTTTATTTGTAATCAGTGCGGTTCTGGTGATGGATTAGATCTCGTTCAGCGTGTGTTAGGTGTCAGTGTAACCGAAGCTGCAAAAGAAGTTGCTAACATAATTGGTATTGATACCCGTTCAGCGTGTCCACCAGCCTACCGTCGTTCTGAGATAAAAGCACAACAAGACGAACTGAAAGCGCAGCAAGCCGAAAAACAAGCTAACGAGAAGAGAGAGAAGCATAAACGCTTTATTGAACGGTATAACCGCACTATTGCCAATGTTCAACGTGGGAGATCTGACTATCTCAAGGCTAAGGGGCTGCATGGTTTTGAAATGGATTTATTACAGGACGGTTCTCTTATCATTCCATTATTGGACGCTGGTGGCGTTATTACTGGCGCACAAACTATTAAGCCTAATGGTGATAAGCGTTTGCTGTCAGATAGCGCAAAGTCAGGCAGTTATTACCCCATCAATGAGCCTGTAAACGTCTCTACGGTGATTATCGCTGAAGGATTAGCAACCGCCCTAACGTGTCACTTAATCCAACCAGAAGCGCACACAGTTGCGGCAATTGATGCGGGAAACCTCATTCATGTAGCTAAGGTAATGCGAGTTAAGTATCCAGAGAGCAAGATTATTATTGCTGGGGATAACGATATTAAGCCAGGCCAAGACAATACAGGGAAATTAGCGGCAGAAAAGGCAGCTAAGGTGGTTAATGGTGTCGCTGTTTTACCCCCTACTGATGATAAAGCCGATTGGGATGACTACCGCCTATCACACGGTATTGATGCGGCAAGACAGGCATTTAATGAAATATTAGAGCAGCAAGGAGGCAAGGTGATGATAGAAACTAGGGTAAGCAATGAAGTCGTTAAACCTGACCCAATGAAGCCACGCATTGAATCACGTAAAGAGGGGGTATTTCTTGTTACACCGAAAGCCGACAAGGAAACAGGGGAAATCATCAATCATGAGCAGTGGTTATCAAATGCTATCAAGCGGATCACTAAAGGTGTTAATGACCTCAATCAAGAGTATTTGATTATTGAGTGGGGGAATAACAATGTTCAGGCAATACCGACAGGCGATATAGGAGAGCGTGAAGGATGGCGCACATTAAAAAACGCGGGGTTATTTGTCACTACCAAATCAGGATTAAGACAGTCGTTTTCTGATTGGCTGTTACGTCAACCATTCAAAGAGGACTGGAGTATTACGAATAAATCAGGTTGGCACAAAGGCGCATATATCATGCCCGATGGTTCAATTATCGGCACACCTGAACAACCGATATTTTTTAACGGACAAAGCGCAGCAGCAACTGCCTACAAAGCAAGTGGAACGGTGGAAAGCTGGCGAAATGATGTAGCGCGATTGGCTAACGGTAATAGTTTTATGATGTTTACGATTGGCGCCGCATTATCTGCACCGATGACGAGTCTTACGGGGGCTGACAGCTTTGGTATTCACATTTACGCTCAATCGACAGCAGGGAAAAGTACCACGGCAGATATGGCCGTGAGTTTATACGGTGATCCTGATTTACAGCGCTTAACATGGTATGGCACTGAATACGGTATGACTAACGAAGCTGTAGCGCACAATGACGGACTTTTGTATTTGGATGAAGTCGGACAAGGGGCAGACCCTAAACACGTCTACAAATCGGCTTACACGCTGTTTAATGGTAAAGGTAAGATCCAAGGTGCGAAGGAGGGCGGCAATAGGCAAGTTCAAAGCTGGCGGACAGTGGCCATTAGTACAGGAGAAAAGGATATTGAGACCTTTTTATTAAGTTCGGGTGTGAAAGTCAATGCAGGGCAGCTAGTACGATTACTCAACATCCCTATTGAACGCGCCACTGAACTACATGAATGTGAAACAGGGAAAGCCCACGCAGATTTAATTAAGATAAATTGCCGTTCTAGCTATGGGGCCGCAGGACGTTATTGGATTGAATATCTATCAAATCATAAAGATGAAGCTAAAGAAGCCTATAGAACTGCACAACAACGCTGGAGTAAATTAATTCCGAGCAGTTACGGAGAACAAGTTCATCGAGCCAGTGATCGATTCGCTACTATAGAAGCGGCTTTGATAATGGGCCGTGTGATTACTGGCTGGAATGAACAAGATTGTAAGGATGCTGTTCAAGCCGCGTTTAACGCTTGGATTGCTGAGTTCGGCACAGGTAATAAAGAGATTGAACAGATTAAAGATCAGACGATCGCTTTTTTAAGTACGTATGGAATGAGTCGATTTGCTCCATTGCCTTATGATGAGCAATCTTTACCTATCAGAGAACTTGCAGGGTACAGAGTTAAATCAAACACGCAGGATGAAGCGCCCATATTATTTTATACATTGCCAACAGTATTTAAGAACGAGATAGCCAAAACGTTCAATACGGACACTTTCGCTGATGCCCTGCATAAACTAGGTATTTTAAAAAAGCCTTCCAATGGGAAAGGATATCAAGGCAGAACACCGCGTTTGAAACATTTAGGCAACATTCAGCAACGCGCCTATATTTTGATGCTTGTTCCTGATGAAGAGGAGGAGTGATTTCTTTCACGTCAGGAAAAAACGCTAATTATGGTTGTCTCAGTTGTCTCAATAAGAGAATAGAAAAGATAACTTATTAATATTTATAGTTATTATGATTATTTTCTGAGACAACCCTGAGACAACATAAGCCCGTTTTGAGACAACCTAAGGCGTTTTTGAGACAACGCTGAAAAGTTTAGGTTAGCCCTTGGTTGGTTAAAAAAGTGGGTGAGACAACCGAATCAAAGGCTGAGACAACACGGTAATGAGAAAATAACCCTTAAAAATCAATTTATTGTAAAAATAAGGCGTGGGTAATCATGAGATTGAGACAACTCAAAATCATCAAGTTGTCTCAGAAAAAATATTTAATATAGCTTAATCAATAGGTTGTAAGTATTGAGACAACTGAGACAACTGAGACAACCCCTGATCGCGTATCTAATAAAAAGTTTTTTGAGGAAAAAGAAATAATGGTCAGAGTGACTTTCTTATTAAGAAAAGATAACAATAATGTAACCCCCCCCCACCAGCAACGAACACACCAAAAAGCGCACGGACTAAAAGGTCACAGGAAGCCTCAAAGCAATCGAAGAAGAAAAATAAGGCAGATGCTCACGCTAAAAAGAAACAATACCGTATCGACCGTATAGCGAAGCACTGGACGATATTTAATGAACCAGAGGCTAAACCACTGATGATAGGCATCAAGGAAGTCATGATTGCTGAGGTTAAAGATAAAGGGTTGGATATTCCAGAGAGCCATATTAAACAGGGATTACGATCATACATTAGTCGTAAAACCTATCTAAAAGCTCTTACTCTGGGCGGTAATCGTTTTGATATGAACGGGCGTCCTAAAGGAGAAATCACACCTCAACAACAAGCATTAGCAAAACAAATGCTGGTGGAATGGGCTAAAAAATAGCAATGTAACAACCGCCAAAGCATAAACTGAGGTGATTATGTATAATTTGCCTTATCAACTAAAAGGATCACTAAATGAAAAAAATCATGATAACGGCTCTATTGGCTTTATTTTTATCGGGATGTGATAACAACCCGCCAGCACCCTACGGGTTTAAGTGGGGGCAGACTGTGGCGGATATACAAAAATTAAATATTGCTGGCGCTAGCGAGTGCAAAGACCCAGCTTGCTCTATTATGGTAACACCTAGCGGAGCACATGGATTAACAACATTAATTTTCTATAAAGATTCAGGATTGGCACAAGTGGTACACTCAGAGCCACTGAACGAAACCAACAAAGATGATGTAATGGCAAGGTTTAATCATATTAGTAATGAGTTGAAATCAATTTATGGTAATCCAACCAGTGAAATAATACGTATTGATGATGAGAATAACTTTATTGACTGTTTAAAACAAATTAGCTGTAGAGATATCAAGGCAGAATATAACAAAGATGGTTATCGGGCATTTATCTCAATAGGAACGAGAAAAAAAGACGGGAGATTATTCATTTTCACCGATCACCAAAGACCTCTAAAATAAGCTATACAAACAAGCCGACCTTGAGTCGGTTTTTTGTTCTTATAGCCCCTATCATATTAATTTTTATAGAAATCTCCCTGTTTTATAGTCGTTTGTATTAATCAATTATTGATTATTTTTTAATCCATTATATAATTGTATTGTATATAATTACAGGTTGGATAAATAAACATGAGTAAGCAAAAAAGAACCTTCAAGCCAGTGTCAATTGATAGTGAAATAATAGAACGCGTCAAAAAGTTTAAAGAAAAACAGGGTGAAAAAGATTTTTTCATTCAACGAGCACCTATTAGTCAATTAATTCAAGGGTTACTAATTAATGCCTTACATAACGAGGGATTCTAATGGAAAAATTACAACGGTTAGCAAGCACTATAGCCCAGATTTATGTTGATAATTTAAAAGCTGAAACAGGAGAAACATTAGTAACTTATAACGGTATCACAGGTAAAGTTACCCCTGAATTACTGGCCGCTGGATTGTTTGATAATGCGGTATTTGCGGTTAAAGCGGATGGAGAAGAGATTGACGTTGAAGGTAAGGCGTATGATTTACTATCCCCGTTAATTAACTTATCAACAAAGCCTTACTCCCTAACGGGACAGGCATATAAATTGATTAATTTTCTCAATGTGCAGGCACTAAAAGCAGGAAGCACTTTATCAACCTTATCAGTTGTACATTAATCACAGGGAGAAAATTATGTATCATGGCGAAGGTTACACAGTATATGTAGATGCCGATACGGCCGGCCTTCTTGAGGCTAACCGTGAAATCGAAAAAGCAAGAAGAAAAATAAATGATTTAGGCAACGAAGCAAACACCACAAGCAAATCATTTACTCAATTCAATAAATCAGCAATCGCGGTTTCCAGTGCGTTAAAAATGCCTGAAATAAACCGCTTATCACGTCAAATGAGTGAATTGGCGGGGCAAATTGGCGCTGCTTCAATGGCAACAGATAAGGCAACGACTGTTAACGCGCGTTTTACAGGTGTGATTAGCAATGTGTCTGGGCTACTAGGGGCGGGATATGTTTCTAATATTGGTAGCGCTACTGTTTCGCTCTTGCAACATACTCAAGGGGCAATTAATGCCACACAAGCCGAGGTTTTACATACTCGCGCTATTCAAATGAAGGCTCAGGCATTGCAAGCTGCTGCCTCCCAAGAAGTGATTAACGCCAAAAATCTTAAAGCATCAACACAAGCAGAGCTAAAAGCAGCTCAGGCAGCGTTAGAACACGTTTATTCATTAGAAGGCTCTAATGATATCAAGCAGCGTAATTTAGAGTCACTTAGGGCACGACAGGCAGCAGTGCTCAAGGATGCTGAAATAACTTATCAAATGACTGCGAGTGAAGAAAATTTGCAGCGAGTGACTAAAGCCAGTAATGCGCTACATGCTACGGAAACTAAAATAAAAACGCATTTAGCTACAACCGGAAAAGAAATTGCGCTTGTTGAGGCTAGAGTCGCTAAAGCAAAAGAAGCAGAAACACTAGCAACTCAAAAATTAAATGCGGCATTAGCATTAGAGCAAAAAGCGAAAGCCACACTAGCCACTACAACAGACGCGGTGACCGTAGCTAATGGTCGCGCAGCCCAAGCGGCTAGAAGTCAATCCATTGCTATGCAAGGATTGCGAGGTGTTGTGGGGTTATTAGGTGGCCCAACGGGTGTTTTTATGTTGGCTACTGCTGGCGTGTATGCGCTATATAACGCGATGAATGATGACACCGCAACGAAAGAGTTTAATGACAGAGTAGATCAGTGGATTGATAAAATTGACGAACTGTCAGCCAAACAGGCTCGCGCTGTGGCTAACCGCTTAGGCGAGAAGATAGCGGAAACAACCACACAACTAGAGGGACAGAAAAAAAGTCTTTCCAGTGTTAATTCAGATCTAAAAAGATATGAAAATAGACTTGCTGATATTAATAAAGAGATTCAAAGACAAAAAGAACAAGGTTTTGAAGTAGGTAAGTCTTACGTTCAGGATGATATAGTAAAGGAAATCGAAAAACTCACCAAGAAACAGCAGCAGTATGAGCTGATTATTTCAGAAGGTGAGCAGAATATTCGTCGCTGGACGGTATCACAAGGTAAAGCCGCTAATATTGCAAAAGAGAGAGCAAAACAAACAGACGAACTCAGCAGAGCGGAATTAATTTATCAACGCCAAGCTAAAGGGATAGTTGATGCTAACCAACAATTAGCTAGATCACTAGAGCTAGGCAGTGACGCAGCCGTTAAGAAAGAACAAGCCATCAAAGAGTTAGAAAAGGCTTTAATTGCTGATGGTTTTGTTAAAGACTCCGAGTTATTTAAACAAAAAATACAAGAGTTAACGGATGAGCTTGATAAGAAGGCAAGTTTAAACCTTGCTAACTCTCTTGCTGAGATAGAGCAACGAACACAAGCCCTCACTATTGGCATGAAAGACGGTAAGCCTGCACTGGATGAATACAATGCCTCGTTACTGCTTATGCAAATGGGGATAAAAAAAGGTTCGGCTACCTACAATACCGAACTCCCGAAAGCGATAGAGGCAATACGCAATTTACGTGAAGCTCAAGAAGCCGCACTAAATAGCAAATCAAATGCTAACAAGTCGTTGAAAGCGATTAATAAGGCAAATGATGCCATTAAAAAACAACAGCAACAGACTGAGACGTTAAGAAAAGAATTTGAATTATTGAGTTCTGGCGCAGCTAACGTAAATAGAGAGATGGCTATTTTTAACGCTGTTCAAAGTCTGGGTGCTGATGCGACAGACAAGCAAAAGAAAGCTATTGCTAAAGAAGTCGCCGAAGTTTTTGACCTCAAACAAAAAGTCGATGACTTTATTAAGTCGCAAGAAATTACTCCAGAGTTAAAACTTGCAAGAGCATTTAGACAAGAATCTGAAGAGCTTAAACGCATGTTTGATAATGATTTCATTGATGAAGAAACGTTTAAGGCGTTAGGCAATAAAGCAATGAAGGCATTTGATGCTGGAATGGCTGAAATAAAAATAAACGCGGTTATTGACCCAATAACTGAAGCCAAAGGGCAATACGACCCGATACAAGCACTGGCTAACGAACACGCTAAGAAACTTGAGATGATCCGCCAATTCGAAACAGAAAAAGGCGCTATTACTCAGCGTGGCTTAGAGTTAATGAATGCCGCTAATACTCAATATGAGCAAGACCGGTTAAATGCTCAATGGGAGATATGGCGCAATCAAAGCCAAGCCAATCAATTCTTAGCTGATGGGTTGGACGCATTAGGACAGCGCTCTACTAACGTACTCACAGGGCTATTAACTCAAACACAATCCATTAACGATGCTTTCCGTAATGTCGCCTTAACCATCGTAGACCAAGCCGTTGGCGCTCTGGTCCAAATGGGTATGCAACAAGTTAAGAATATGATTATGGGTGAAAGTATGGCGACAGCCGCTCAAGCATCTGCATTGGCTCAGGCTGCGGCAGCACAAGCGGCATGGGCACCAGCGGCATTAAGCGCATCAATAGCCACATTAGGCGCAGCAGTAGCAACGGGAACATCATCATATACGGCGGCTATGGCAGCTAGTAAAACGATGGGGTTGGTTGCTGGTGCTCGTAAAAATGGTGGACCCGTAAATGCTGGCTCTATGTATCGAGTGGGTGAAGGTGGTAAGCCTGAGATATTCAAAGCATCTAACGGTAGTCAGTACATGATACCGGGTGATAATGGTCGAGTTATTAGCAATCGACAAATGGGTAAAGGTGGTAATGGTGTCAGCATGGGTGATATGAACTTTACATTCCAAGTTCAAGCACCTAATGGCATTACTCAAAAGGAGGCGCAACAAATACAGCAAATGGTGAGAGGTACGGTTTATGACGTACTTGGTAACGAAATGCGTAGCGGTGGTGCTTTGGAAAAAGTAAGAAGTTGGTAATTAAAAGCGTGGATAAAAACCATAATAGGGCAGATTTCTGCCCTTTATAGTATTGAAGGGTACATAATGATAAAGATAAAAGTATCTAAAAGGAAAGGTCGCAATCAATCATTTCTACAATATTGCCAGCATGTAGATCAACGAGTATCACGGGCTATGCAACGGTTTCTTTTCGATGCTGGAGCACAATCCGCAATTTATACGCCTATCGATACATCAACATTGATTAATAGTCAGTTTAGGGATGTTACTGTTAATGGTACAAAAATAACGGGACGTATTGGTTACTCCGCCAGCTATGCCGTTTATGTGCATGATCCGAAAGTTAAGCAGAAATTTAAACGACCAACAGCTAAAAAAGAGTTCTTGAAAAAAGCGGTCGAGGAAACGCTACCTAATTTAACTAAGTATATTCATGAAGAATTGAAGAGTTAGCCTTCATACTTTCGTGAACAGTACGCGCGTGGAAGGAAATATGCAAAAAACAACCAAAAAGAAACCAACCATTATTTTTATGATGTACCGACAATGCGCCTAATTGTGACGTGTGAACAATCCATCAACATTCACATAAGAGCCGATAGAGTAACAGGGGCAATCATGAGGAGTTTGTGAGGCAAGCAATCATTGAGAAGCTAAAAAAAAGCAACAGCACAAATAGCTAAATCGCTATATGTATGTGTCAATAACTTGGTTATAGCTATATATATTGTGTTTACGTTAAAAAAATAGACAGGTAATTACAAGCTCATAATGATTAGCCCCTAGACAAGATAAATATATTCAGTATTATTTATCCCAACAGTGCCCCTCATAACCTCTACGTAGAACGGAGAAATCTGGTTTGCGATACGTTTGGGGCTTTCTTTTATCTACTATCTGATAATTTTCCATGCTGCTATGCACCCTCTAAAACCTCATCTAACGTATTTTGACCAAATAAAAAAGCTAGAAAAACGAGGAATGAGTTTTGAGGATCTACCTCCTGAGCAGGCGGTAAAGAAAATAATGAATATTGGATATTACAGGCTATCTGGGTATTGGTATCCATTCCGTAAGTTAAAGTTAATCCCACCAGTAGCACCCGATGAAGCCAGACGTGAAGAAACATTCCTTGAGGGTACAACCTTTACAACGGTATACGCACACTATTTATTTGATGTAAAACTAAGAAGTTCTATTTTTTATGGAATAGAACGAATTGAAACTTATCTTAAAGCAAAAATAGCTTACGAACTAGGTAAAGTATCCCCTACGGCATACAAAGATAAGAATATCATCCAATACAGACATCACTACCGACATGATACATGGCTAGAAAAGTTAGATTCTTTAATAGAGCGAAATAGTGATAAAGATTGTATACGATGGAATTTAGATAAGTATGGGGATATTCCTATATGGGCTATCGTTGATATTTGGGATTTCGGTACAATGTCTCGCTTCTACGGAATGCTTGAAGATAAATACAAACATCAAATTTGTAAATCGCTTGGCTTTCTAAAGCCTAACTCAGCAAATGTAAGAGATGGACTGAAAACAGCATTAGAGCACCTTAATACAGTTAGAAACAGGTGTGCCCACCATGCGCGTTTATGGAATACCGATTTTTCAGACTCAAAAATTAGCATCGATGTGTTAGATAATATTGATTTAACAGCCTCGCGCTTGTCTCCAAAAAGCCCTGAACTATCAAGAATGGCAGGTATCATATTTTTAATATGGAGTCTGACCAAGAGAATAAGTTGTAATTCTACATGGCTAAGTTCAGTAAATGATCATTTAGAAAAACATCAGGGCGTTATTCCGTTTAATTCAATGGGATTCGATAATAACAATATCTCAGGATTAAAAAATCTATTGGATAAGGAAAAAGAACAATCAGCCCAATCATAAGCCAACCCAAATCAAATAAACTTTAATGATTTTCAGGCGCGCTAGCAATAAGTTTTCGGACACGTTAGAAAGGTTGTAAATAGAGGCTGATAGCGACAAATATAGACATTAAATCCTAACAAATCCTAACGTTTTTCTAATACCTAGATCCTAAGTTTTCTTAAGGTAAATTGCGCATTCAATGCTAAGATTTGCTAAGGTTTTACTATCCACTTAGTATTATGATTAGATAGCTGATAACTTCAGTATATGTTGGGAGTAGCTGTAATGATAAAACTAATTTGAGAATAGAAATGCTAATAAATAAATTAAAAAATAAAAATGAGTCACCAGAAGACATTATAGAGAATTTGATATATGCCTATCAAAACTCAAGAGAAACATATGTTGAAAACAAGAGAGTGTTTCGTGGGCGTAGTCATTCTGTCTCGGGTATTTTTGAAGATCTATTTGCTGATTATTTATCAAAAAATTTACCTGATAGTAATCAATATTTCGTAGACCAGCAGTTGTTTTCATCAGCAGCAAATATACGATTTTTCCCAGATATATTAATTATGAATGATAAAATAAATCGCGATATCATAGACTTAAAGCTTGATTTTGGATGGTCTAGAAATGATGTTTTTTCATTTTGTGATACGTGGAATAAAAAAATAGATAAGTTAAAAGGAACGAGTTTCACTTTCAATGATGGGATAACTAAAGAAAAAAAGAATGGTTTTTTTTCTGATAATTTAAAATATCATGTAGTAGTTTCGACAAAATTAAATAATGGAAGTAATTTTATTGAAATAAAAGATAAAGTGACAAAAAATTTGGAGCATGTTGAGTTATATATACTCACTGACAAGGTACATCCGAATGATTACAATAGCACTGCCGAAGAACGGGTAAAAAATATACATATATGCATGAGTGAATTTTCAAGGTTAATGAATAATTTATCATAATAATATAATTCTTTTAGTTCTTAACGGACAAAAATATAGTTTAAATTGTCCGTTATTATAGATAGCAAAATTCGGTGATAACAAATTTTATACGTTAAAATCAATAGTTGCTTTAGTCCTGCAAATAATTCAATTTATTTACTATATTCTTGTGACGCCTCCATGCAGAATAGATATCTTTATCCCACGCTTTACCTGCCTTAGTTTGATAGCCTGCCTCATTAATCCGTTTAGCAATAATGCGCCCATTGGCTACACCCTCAGACAGTACAGAATTAACCACAGAAATGACAGCAGACTCATTATAGGTATAAGGTGGGATATCTGCCTTGCCAGCAATTAAAGATGCGAAAGACGATTCTAGGCGTTCCACCAGCGACAGTATGCGAGCGTCAGGATTACTGTCTGGGCGGTTTAGCTTCTCCTTGATAGCAGAGACTATCCATGCTGTTTTATCGCTACCAGAGTTCGATGCAGCATCATTAAACAGGGTTTGTAGTTCAGCAGGGAGACGAAAGGCAATAAGATTAGATTTACTTATGATAATAGTCCGTTATTAACTCAGTGAGCGCTTATTATATCAGCGTATAACACTGTTATACAGATTAGAAAATATATCATTGCTAGTGGATTTAATGAATAAGTCCATAACTTAAAGTTAGAGTAACCTACTGTAAAACAAGCAAAGCGTATTCTTGCGCCTTGTAACGGATTGAATACATAGCAAAGCTCAAAAATGAGTGCTGTACTGTGGTGATTATCGCCATAGTCGGAAAGGGTAACAGTTGAAATGCTACCCTTGGTATCAAAACCACAAATTAGTGATTTTAGCTAAAGTAGCTAAATATTAGCCAATACAGCTAACCACATAAACATAGTGGTACTATGATGATCCGTTGACTTTCAAACGTGAGGTATCCACTAAGGTATCCACCGAAAAGGCTATATTTTACTGGATACTTTACCCACTAAATGTTGACAATTGTTAACATCAGAACCAGACAAAACCTGACATCATTTACTTATTTTAGGTACGCAATAAATACGTATTTAATTCTCGCAATTCACTATAATTAAATAAAATCATGGTATTACATAAAGGTATGCAGAATAGTGCGCATTGAAATGATATTATTCGCATCGGTAACTATTTGATTATCCCGAGGCCGTCACTTTGGGGCGTACTGAAATAGCGTATTTCAATCTGCTAACGTGGTTGCCATTTTGATGGTTGCCACTTTGGTTGCCAGCAAAACGGCATATTTTACGCTAGTGGATTGATAACCTTTGATTGTTCCAATTCAGCACAATCAAGGTATGGCGGAAATAACCACTCCTTTGAGGTATAGCCATGTTACAACGAGAAACAATAGAAGCCGTTATGATGGAGTTAGCCCACCAGCAAGGGCATTCACTCAATGGGCGTGATCGATTAGCGATTAGAACAGGTGTAGCACAGACAATGCAGGCTAAAGAACGTCACAGACGAAGAATGACAGCACCTACCTACCAATGGACGAAGCCAGCACCAAAAAGATAATAGGTCGCCTTGAAATTAAGGGGACGTGAGGCTCTGAAATCGGAGGCTCGTCACTGGCTGGCAATATTCCAATAATGGCTACGAGGTAAAAGTAACCACAATGCAAATAAGCACTCTGGATAAATATCAATAAGTTATCTATGCTGAGAGATAAGATTACAACAAAGAGCGACGGCAAGATTACGGCAAGGTATTAACAATCAGGTTTCAGTCGGTCAATTTGACCGTTAGCAATAAAAACAATGTGTTGCCAACTCTTACCATTGGTCACTGAAACGATGACCAATGAGCGTTAATCTGGTTTTGTTACAGAATTAAGTATTATCAATCAGTTGTATTTTGATTCCGTCGATTTACCGGAATTAAGTATAATCAACAGGTTATATCTACATACGGGATAATCCCGTATCATCATGGATAAATTAACGTTTAGATCACCCCTAGAAATTGGAATTATTACCTATACAACCTGAATCCTACCAGTGTTTTATTTTAACCAATAGCTTATATTGTGATGGTATCAAGATGAATAAACCAAAAATGAGAAAAGCAAAATCAATCAGGATCACCACATCAGGAACGGTAATCAAAGCACCTGAGCGAGTTAAAACAGCCACAGGTAAAGTTATGGCCACAATGACTATTCAGGCTGAGAGTGACAAGCGTAGCCCGTACCCATTAAAGATAGTGGCATTCGATATTAACGCGCTGGAGCTAATGACCTGCCAGAAAGGAAACAAAGTAACTGCTACAGGTCGCTATGAATGGTTTAATGGTTATCAGCTAACAGGGGCGCAGATAGTTGCTGGTTAGTAAAACTTAGTATCAATAGTTACATTAGGCTACTGGCCTACTTATACGCTTGACGTTAATGTTATATAAATTAATTTCTATAAGTCCGAATTGAGCATGGTTAAATGTACGCTAAAGTTAGTTGTATCAAAACTTACATGATGAATGAGATAAAAATATCCAGCAACTATAGGTAACTATATAAGATGTTTTTGTTGGTCTAATGGCATATTTTCTCTGTATTTATTCGCTTCTGGCATTTTAGCCTTATAGGTTAGATTCAATGTGGGTCGATAGACTTGCTTGGATAACAACCTAAGAGAAAGCTTAAAATGAATGATACAGATTTAATACTAGAAACTGATGTTTACAAATGGTTAGGACTGAAGCGTACGGCATTATGGCGACTAAAAAAGAAGCATGAATTTCCTCTCCCTGTTTTATACCGACCAGCAAAATATCGTAAATCATTAATTCAAAAGTGGCTTGATGATGGCGGGGTGAATAGAAAAAAATGAACACAGATTGAATCATACTCTCAGAATTTATAATTTAGTTGAGCTACCCTGAAAAATTCGAGGTAGTTCTCACTAATCAAAGAGGATGGTTATGGAAGATGATTCACTTTTCATGGTAAAGGAATATGCAGCACTGCTTAAGCTTCTGAGTCGACTGTTTATAGAAACCCAGCTAAGTATCATATGTTCCGTGTTGGCAGGTCATGGCGCGCCAGTAAAGAAAGCTTGAAACGATTTGAACAAGCTCAATTTGATAACAATCGCGATTACCCAGCTGTCTTAACCCATAAAAGACAAAAAAAGGCTGATTATAAGAATAAATATGAGATTAGGATGCAAAGTGATGTGGCAAAAGAATTAGATAGGCTGTTATTTAAAGATACTAAATAAAAATCAATTCCACGGGCAGCTGGTTAAATAACCATGTAACGATACTTAAGTTATATCGTTATGATGGAATATTAAGTATACATAATAATAAAGTTGTATTTTATAGTTTTTGTAATCAATAGATAAAGATTAAACAGACTAGGGAATATTTTATGTAACCAAGTAATGGAGATTAAAATGAGTATAGTTTATGTGCCATGCATAAAAAACGGGATGAATGATATAAAGGCTTTATTAAATTTAAAGGAAGAGTCATCAGGTTATGTCATGCCTCTAGTGTTAACAGCAGGAACGCCTTATGGAGGGAATGGTGTAGATTTAAAAAAAGACTACTTACTAGATGAGTTTATACATAATTGGGATAAGCCATTCATTGTAGATGCCTCTAGGGCTGATTCAGATAGTGAGTCACTTTATAATTCCTACCACAACCTGACATCACAGCACGACAATTTTTCGGGTAAAATCACTTACTATTCAAGTATATATTCAATAAATAAAAAATTAATTCCAGCTATAAGTTGGCAGCTAAATGATGATATGAGAAATATTGTTCAACTCTCTCTGTATTTAGAGCAGCAATATGAAAAAATAGCAATAATCATTGATCCTAATAATAGTGAGAATTTAAATAGATTAGATACGTTGCTTTGTTTGTTTAAAGATAACTCAAGAATTATTGTATTGCTTAATTATAATTCTATATATAACAAAGAATTACCTCAAGAGCATAAAGTTTTACCAGTGATTAGTAAATTAACCTCGCGTGGAGTGGGGAGTATAGTATTACTAAGTTCTTCATTCCCTCCAGTAAAACCTGCAATAAAAGATACATGGATACAGTCAGAGAACACTGATCTACTGTGGCAACTAACAATGATGAATAAGTCACCCAGAGATAGCGTTATCTTATATGGTGATTATTCAGCCACATCACCTAATTCAGCAACAGAATATATACAAGGGATGCAAATAATTCCAAGTGTGACTTATTTTAGAGGCGGTATTTGGTATCAAATAAAATCAGGTGTAGACAAAGAATTTTCAAAATATAAAGACATAGCAAACGAACTAATCAGATTGGATTTCTTTCATGGCTCAACATTTTGTTGGGGTGCTGAAAATATTTATGATATTGCAACCAATAGAGACAGGAAAGGAGGCACCCCAGGAACATGGAATGGGTATAAAATTAATGTTCATGTAGAGGAAACGATCAGAATTTTAAAAGACTATTACAGTACTCCACTTGAAAATTACGATGAAGATAGTGAATAG